ACCCCTTTCATAAATATAATCTTATTGTATTTATATGAATAGTAATTGCAACGGTTTAACGGCATTTTTGTAAGCAACGTGTAAGCAACCGTAGCAAGTATTGAACGATTTCATAATCAATTTATGATGTAAATTGTAATGAAATTTCTATAAAAATTCTATCATAGACGAAGAAAAAATTCAAAGATTTATACAACATTTAGCACTCTCGAATAGGAGTGCTAATTTTTTATTTTATTTTTTTATTATGTAAGCGAGGAACGTTTTATAGTTCCCCTAAGAGGTAAAATGAAAAAAGTAGATACTGCTTTAGATAGAATCTAAAACATATCTGTCCAAGCCTGCAACGATTAACGTTCTTAAAATTTTAGTTTTCGGAACATTATATCTGCAAGCGCAATACTCAACTATATCTGCCAAATCAGACGGTAGGTCAATGAAACATCGGCGTTCATTGCCTATATCATATCTTAATACCCTACTGTACATATAATAAATTTCGTCAAACTTTTCAGGCTTCCCTTTAAGTCCAATTCTCATAAGGTATTCAATAAACTCGTTTATACTGACGTCTTCGTGAACACTCAATTTTCTAAGTTCTTCATAGAAATATATGCTTGTTGTAAAATCATATTTGCTCAATTCAGCACCTCTAACAGTCCACATTCACGTCTTAACTTTTCGAGTGTAGTAACTTTTTTCTCGCTCTTAAATTTATCCATTAAAGACTTAACTTTAGCGCTCCACCCTTTAGGATTGTGTGGGCAGTATATCTTTGCAATTTCATCGACAGTCTTTCCTTTGTATAAGCGACCATTCATTAATTGTCCGAAATAATGAATGCAATCATTTTTACTTTTAAAGGATTTTCCGACTAAACCGAAGATATTATTGTGATTTCTAGCAAGCCTTGAATCGTGCTCCCAACCGCTTTCAACGACAGCAACCGCTCGAGCAAAGTCGGGGTCAACATCGTATTCTTCAACTATCGAAAAATTAAGCGGGTTAAGAACCGTTAAGGCTAAACTAACAACCGTCATCAATCTAATCATAGCTAAAACGGTATATTCTCGTCGTATCTAGGCTCAAAACCGCCGTCGCTACTATTACCATTATTATCAGTACCGCCGTTATTGCGCTCTTTATCGCCCTTAAAATCGATTATATCAAAGTCCTCGACAACCACTTCGGTGAAAGACCTCTTATTTCCCTCATTGTCCGTATAATTATTGACGGACAATCTTCCTGCTACAACAAGTCTTAAACCTTTGCTGCTATATTGAGCGAGTGTTTCCGCAGCCTTGCCCCATACAGTAACATTTATAAAATCAGCAGTCGCCCAACCTTTTTGAATATATTCTTGTTTTTTATCTTTCGATAATTGTTTGTCAACCGCTAAAGTAAATCTACACCTTGCTTGCGTGCCCTCTCTAGTATATGCTAATTCGGGGTCTTGTACCAATCTTCCTCTCAATATAACTTTATTCATTACATCATTCCTCCGCGAGTATAATTTTAATAGTTTTATGTAGTAATGGGCAGTACATAGGTAATACTGCCCACAACTGTAAGGATGGATTCCAATAGTAATGATAGAACATAAACTAGCTGATACCAAAAAGGAGAATCCTTATAATATGTTTGTTGAGGTAAAAACTGTAAGACAAAAACCCTCAACACCTATATCGTACATAAATATATACTGATAAACAACAACTTATACCAATACACCCCGAAATAATTTGAAATGTCTAAAATTACACATTATTTATCTATATTGGTATAAACGCCGATTTTTCTTAAAAAATGCCCACAAACGTTGAAATTTAGCCATTCACTATATATTGGTATAACGCCTTTTCAATTCCCCCTATTACCATTTACACCCCCTTAAAATTCCCTTTATTGCCATTCTATATTTTCCGCTCTACATATGTATTTATCAACGTTTATAAGCAATTCTACTCAATATTCGCTATATATAGTAAGGGGCGATAAGCCCCTACGGAGAGTATTGGTTTGAAGTGCGTAAGTAGAATTCGGAGACCAACAAATGTCCTTGACCCCACTTTCCCGAGCAAGGCAGTTTATGCCGAGGGGGCAAATGTGAAACAGCTTGCCTGTGCGGTGCTTTTTGGGAATTTCTTTAAGTGTCAAAAGTTTTTTTAATGCAATTTTTCGAGAGGTGACTACCGAAAAAAAGGAATAACTACCCCCCCACCCTTGCGGAATGTAGAAGAAAAATATGTCACAAAATACCAATTTTGCGACAAATGCAACTTTAGTTATCATACTATATAATGTATATATAACATATATAATATAGATATAACCTACTACATACAGTATATCATATATGATTATGCAAGTCAAATAACGAAAAGTGTTTAACTTGCTTCGGGTGTAGGCGGTGTAAGATATGTAATATTTGAATTAATGTTGATATTATAGGCGGTGTAATCTTTTAAAAAAATATGTATATGGAAGACGACTTTTTCAAGCTATTAACAACACTACTTAAAATATCAAAAAATAATAAAAAACATAATAAAAAACACAATAAAAATATAGCAATAAAAACATAAATCAAATATAAATAAACATAAATAATATAACATAAACACAACGATAAAAAACAATAATAAAATACAAATAACAAATCACAACAACTACAACAGTATATATAATAACAACAATAAAAAATAAATACCAATACATAAAAAAAGATATATAATAACAACTAATCAATCAATCAATACATATATAACAAGTACAAGCAAGTATAACAATATAAAATATAATACATAATAATAAAAGATATACAAGCAACAACCAACAGCAACAACAGCAACAGCAGGACAAGGACAAGGACAACAACAAGCGGATGTAAGTTATAAACAATAATTAACAATGAATATTAATATCTATATTGATATAATATATAATAATATTGTTATAAAATATATTAGTAGGTACATATAAATATGATATATATGTAGTACAAGTGCAAACAGTTGTAGGCGTTGCAATTACTTGCTTTCAAGGTTTAAACAGTTGAAAAAGTGTAGCGTCTGTATAGGCGTAAACGGCGTTAAAATCTGAAAAAGGTATAACTATATAAGATTGAGTGTTGACGGCGTGGCGACGGTATTAGGCGTGTTTAAATCGATATTTATACAAGTTTAGGCGGCGTAAAACATATACTTATTAATATGTTTATCAATATAGATTGATTATAACTACAATAAATATATAGGTTTAAACTAACCACTTTTAAAACTCCCTAAAATATGCAACTCGTGTAAACGTTGGTATTACTAGGTTGTAGACGTATATATATTTGAGTGGGTGCTGCTCTTCCCCACTTTTATATGTAGATATTTAATATAAAAAATATAAAAAAGTATATCAATTGTAACCGTTTTGTTACCACTTATTACGGCATCGGGGGTATAATATAATTAAAGATAAATGAGATATATAAAAACTGTTGATTCAGTAGAATTATATAAATCTAATATCTTAAAAAATATATCATATGTAAAGTAATAGCTATAAAATAAGAATTAAAAGTTATTACAAAAAAGTTACAGTTTATAAAAACACTTGACTTTTAAAAAACTATATGATATAATATAATTAAAGATAAAGATAAAAATAAAAAATCTATTATATAAAAGAAAAAAGGCTGCAGCCCTAAATTCTTGGCGGAATTAACTGCAACCTTTAACAAAAACCAACCAACGGTATTTTAGTACCCTCAGTGGCTTTTTATATAATACCACTTTTTAAAATTTTTGTCAAGTCTTTAGAAATAAATAAAAAAGTGAGGTTATATATTATGAATTACAAGTATATTATCGATGAGACAAAGAAAAACGGCGGATTTACAAGCGAGAATTTGAAAAAATATCGTTATATATCAAGCGTTTCTTTAAATTCTGAGGTTATACTCCCACTAAATAAATTCAATGAAAAAGAATTGAAAAAAGTGTTAGCAGCTTACACCTTTAAAGACGGTCAAGGTTTTGGCACGTGGGTAAACAGTGACAACGTTTATATAGATATTAACCGCGGATTTAACGACAAAAAAACGGCGTTAAAATATGCAATGAAAAATTATCAATTGGCTATTTACGATTTAATTGATAATAAAGAGATAATAACGGGAGTTAAAAGATAAAAATAGGCAGGCTTGCTCCGCCTAGTACATATATCAAAAAATATAGGTCAACAAATAAAGTTGTAAAAATGCACATAAAAAATAAAAAAACGGAGGTAACTTTATGAATAGAAATAAGACGGAATTAATTGAACAAATTGAAAACCTAGTAGACACGGCGCACAAATTCAAAAACGCATATTTTTGGACACCGCCAACGAGTGCGGGAAAGAGACGGAGTTATGAACGCTATTATTCAATTAGTGAGTTTAATTGGAATGAGGGCGGAATTGATTACTCCGCAAGTTATGAGGTCTCATGCACTTGTCGATATATCTATACTGAGGGGCACTATTATAAAGACGGCAAAAAAACAAATTTAACAGCAATTAAAAACAGCTTGAAAAGATTAAAGACGCAAGCTGAATAACGGGCGGTATAACGCCGCCTAATACATAAAAAATACCGTTTTATGGAGTTGTTTAGTAATCTATAAACTAAAAAATATATAAAGAGAGAGGACAACAAAAAATGATGAATGAAAAATATGTAGTAAAGATTGAGGACTGTGATTATATTGGAGACGATTACGGTGATTTAGTGCAATATAGCCCCGAACATTTTGTAATCGAAAAGAAAAGGCTTGAAAAAGATTTTTTTGATATGCTTGATAACTTGTATATCGAAAAAGATAAATTTGACCAATTAAACGATATAAAAACGTTTTTAAACTACTTAAAAACGACGGATAAAGCTGAAAAAGTGGTCAATGATATTATCGAATTTTTTGTGGATGAATGTTATTGTGAGACAATATCCGCGCCAAAAAGTATGGACGATGAAAAGTTGGACAAGTTTTTTAATCATTCAATAGAAGAATTTGAAAATTATACAGGCGCTAAAAATTTACACGATTTGGCGGAATACAACTTTTTTGAATACTTTTTTGACCTTGGCGGACTTGACCTTGTTGAATATTTTGAAAGATTTGATATATATGTTGGGACGGCGGGATATAGCAACTGGGCGCAATATGTAACAATAGGCGAAGATTACGAATTTTGCTCCGACCTGTGGGACGGTTACAACTTTTATGATGTTTTTGTCTATAACGTGGACGAAAACGGCGTTTTAAATCCGTGTGATTTGATTTGTGAAAACTATATCAAAAACGACAACAATTTGGAAGCAGTTTTGTGTGATGTAATCAACACTAACAACGCCACGATATATTTGTGGAATAATGATAACGCCGCCTATTTTGAAAAATATAACAAAATAGACGTGGAAGAAAAAAATGAATATAGGGCGTTAGTTTAAACTAACGCCTCCGACAATAAAGAGAGAGAGGACAAAAAATGATTAAAGAATTAAGACCAATTTACGCAACACAAAAAAGTTTTTATAATAAAGCACACGTGGAAGCAACTGAGGACGCTGTGACGCTATACAGCTACAACACGAAGATTTTAAAATATAACCGCCACACGGAAGAGTTGACGCCACTTTACGACGAATGGACGATTTACAAGTGAAAAACAACAAAATAGGTTATAGATATATCCTAGACGGTTTTAGTTGGGACAGTTGGGATAAAATTATAGAAAATCACCTAAAACAACACGATTATTTTTGTGAGGGCGTAGCAGAACAACTTGTTGGAGCGGTGCAGGACGCATATAAGTTGTACGATATTACCCTAAAATGGACTGAATATGGACAAAAAAGGCAACATAAATTTGATTATGTATTGCTATATCCGAAAAGGTGGTGGGAACCGCCAATAGCTTATGGAATCAAAAAAAGAGGCTTGAGAAAAGAAGAACTTGATTTAATTAATGAATTTGACGAAAAATACCAACAGCAACAGTCAATCGAAGATTTTGAATATTAAAGGAACAACGGGGCAAAAAACGGGCGTAAATTAAACTTGCGCCCTAACCTAACCACATATAGAGAGAGGAGCAAAAAAGTGACGACAACTATTAAAAGACTACACGAAAAGACGACGGAAGAACTGATGAAAATTGTAAAAGCGAGCGAATCGACCGCCAAATATAAAAAAGCGACCGCAGAAGACGGCGAGAACGCAATTTTGGAACTTGCAAGGCGTATTGACGTAAAGAACGCACGCAAAAAAGTAGAAGATTTTACATCCGTGAAAAATGTTTCGGAATACCTAATACCATTAATTGGACGCCTTGAGGTTGAACATTTTGTAGTATTGATTTTAAATACCAAAAATAAAGGTATAGCAACGCTTGTTCAAAAAGATAACGAACTAAAAAAACTAGACGATGTTGAAATTTGCGACGAGTTTTTTCAACAAGATAAAGTCTATAAATATATCGACGAAGATTTTATATCTAAAGGAACGGTTGACCAGACGTTCGCATTACCGAGTGACGTTTTTAGAAAAGCTATCGAGTTAAACGCTGTAAGCATAATTGTAGCACACAACCACCCGAGCGGCGACGTAACGCCGTCTGGAGACGATATAAGAATGACCCAACGGCTTGCAGAGTGTGGCGAGTTGTTAGGTATTAAAGTGTTAGATTCATTTGTAATAGGCAAGGACAACTATTATTCACTCAAGCAAAACAACGACTTTTAAACGGCAAATAACGGGCGTGTAGCAATTTTCACGCCCTACCCTAACCCAACTACAAGGAGAAGAATAAAAATGACAAATAGAAGCGGAATAGAGCTAAAAAAGTGGCAATTAAATTATAAATATAGATTTGAATTATCCAATTTGAATAAAATTTTAGACCGAGTGGACGCGATTAAAGAACTTTATGATGAAATCGACGACAACACAAAAAAATAAAATCGGCTATAACGATGCAAATATTGACGATTTGATTGAAAAACTGTTCGACGTCACTTGCGAATTTATCGAAAAACACCAAAAAATCTACAATGAAATGTAGCTAAAAATCGACAATGAAATGTAGCTAAAACAACAATGAAATTTAAGAGAGAGAGGAAATCAAAAAATGTCAGCTAACAACTTTATAAATCACAAAAACGGGATATATGTCTTAAATCTAACTGAATACAACAATTTAAGAGACTATGATGAATTTAAAGACTATTCAGACGAAGAAATATTTGAAGAACTTAGCTTAATAAATCAATTTGAAATTGAAGAATTTGATTATAGCTTTAAAAGGGCGTTAGAAGAAGCAGGATTTGAAATAACGGACGAGGGCTTAGGCGTCGGCTATATCCATTGCAACGCATATTTAATAGGTCAATACCGCCTTGAGGAGGGGTATTATGACGGCGTGCAAGCAATATTTGACGATGACGATATGGAAGAATACAACGTACCGCAGGACTATGACGAAGATGACGAACAAGATATTGAAGATTACAATACAATTTTAAACGATTATAGAACAATATCAAGTTGGGCAAAAGAAAAAATCATCGAAATTTTAAAATCTAACACAACCGAGATTTTAAAAGTTGGACAATTCAGCAACGGCGAAGCCGTCTATAAAATAGCATAAAAGAGAGGAACGCAAAAAATGACAAATAAAGACCAAAAAATCATAACCAAGTTAGAAAAACACGCGAACGAATTTTTGAAAAAAGAATTTAACTTAACGCTTGAAATACCAATTAAAATCAGTGGAAGATTAAAAAGAGCGGCGGGAATGTATAGTTATTTATATGACGAATACAGTAAAAAAATAACGCCGCAAAAAATTCAAATAGCACGCTTCGCAGTTGAGAATAACACAATGGAAGACGTTATTGATGCGCTTGAACACGAATTGGTTCACTATGCTTTATGTATAAGAGGCGAAAAATTCCACGATGAAGACTTAAACTTTATAAATACTTGTAAACGCTTAGGAATACCATTAAGCCACAACTACAAGTCCGAATATAAGATTTTTAAGTGCGAAAAATGCGGAAAAATAATAAAAGAAGCAACTAATATATCAAATAAATACATCCATAAAAATTGTGGCGGTAAATTTGAACTTATAGGAACAGAACTATTAAGAGCAAGTGAAAAACCGACAATAAAAACAAAAGCTGACGAAAAACCGCAAAAAACAACCACAAAAAAATTACAAAACCAAAAATCAAAACATACAACGGAACTTTTAAAAGACCTAAACCTAAAAGAACTAAAATAAAACATTACCCGAACTTGAAACTCTTTATGCAAGGCGCATATAAAGAAGACGGCGATGTTGTGACCTTGTATAGCTACACGACAAAAATTATGGACTACAACAAAAAGACGGGAGAAACGCGCCGCTACTATGGGCGTGATAAAAAAGCGTTGGAAGAATACCAAAAACTAACACAGGAGCAAAAAATCGACGAGTTGAAAAAGCACAAAAAACAATATTGGAGTTATACAACGGGTATTCATATTGCCGAATTTTCACAACAATTTATGGGCGAAAAATTAACTAAAGTAAAATTTGAGAAAATTGAACACGAAAACGATAAACCGAGAGCGACTACATCAAGCGTAAACGCCCTAAAATCGAATGAAAGCATAAAACAGCTATCATTATAATAGGATTTTAAATCAAAACGTCTTAAAACAAGGAATAGGCGGTGAAAAACCGCCGCCCTATTCCCTACTGACTAACAAAAAATATAAAAGGAGATAAAAAAATGAAAGAACTTAGCTATGATAAAACCAACCCCTACAACTTAATGACCGCTGAAATGTTGAAACACGTTCCACGCCTATATGAAACCGAGGACACGCCTCCCGAGCAAAAAATGGTACACGCAATTTATATAATACCGCTCGAGAGCTGTTGGAGCTGGTATTTGACCGAATACGACCTCGAAACACGCACAGGATTTGGGCTTGTTGCAGGTTGCGACGTTGAATGGGGATATTTTAACCTAGATGAACTCGCTGAAAACCACGCACAACGTTTAATTCTCGTCGATTTACCCAAAACATTTGAAGAATTGAAAGATATAGAACTAAAAAAACAAATGAACTCTGTTGAACTGAAACGAGCATTTAACGGAAGAATAAAATTTGACTAAAAGGAGATAAAAAATGAAAATCACAAAAATCACTAAACGGCAAAACAGCAAACAAGTAAAAGAATACAAAAAACACGCACTAATTGAAATCATAAAATTTGTCACGAAGCAAAACGCCATTTGCGGCGGAATAACGTTGCAATTTTAACTGTAATAAAGCACTAACCTCACAACTTTATAAAAATAATTAAATAACAATATTTATGTAATAGTAAATTGTAACTATTATGTAACCATAAAAACAACATAAAACGGTATAATATAACTAGAAAGGCGGACAACATATCCGCCACCTACATATTGATGTCGTGAAAAAACACGTAAAAATAACCAATTTAAAGGAGAAACAAAAATGACAAGAATTGAAGAATTGAAACAAACAATTGAAGAAATTAAAGGTGCAGACGAACTCAATAAAGAGGACTTTTTGAAGTTTTTTGATAAAAATTATTGGTATGAGGGCGGCGACGGTTGCTTTTATATACATTTATCAAAAGGAGAAGTCAACTTTGAGTTATTTTTTACAAACTCAAGCATTTATGAAATAATGAAATATACTGAAGAATATAATGAAATAGAAGACAATTTCAGCGAAGAAACAATCGAAAGATATGAGGACAGATTAAGAGACGGCGACAACGAATATTTATATTGTCACAATTACACCCTAAACATACACGACGAAGAAGAAGAAATCAACGAAATAGTCTTGGACTACTACTTTAACAACGAAACAGAAGTCGACGAAGAAGCGCTCTATCAAGCACGTGACTACATTGTTGAAGAAACAATCGACCAACTGAACCAACTAATCGAAGACGAAGAAGATTAATCGAAAGGAGAAACAAAAATGACAAAAGAATTGAAAAAAGTTGAAGCTTACAAAGTGCTGGAAGAAAGTTTTAATAGAATGTATAAAGTTTTCACTGAAGAAAATCTTTATGGAGAACTTTATTATGACGTTGAGAAGAAAGAAGATGAGAATTATCTAATTTTCACTTTTAAAGACGCATATCCCGGACATTTCGAACCACATTCCCCAATCTCTGTAATTTATGACAAAAATCATTATATGACTATGATTAATTTTTATGTAGATAATTATGTTGGAAATATAACATTTATGAATGGCGATAGTGTTGACATCGGTTCGCTTTTAAATGCAGATTCAAAAGACTTATTCCGAATGCTATACGCCTGTGGAGAATTTTCGGAATTTGCACCATTTTTAAACGAAAATGTGAACCTTAACTATGTGGATAGCAACCTTGGTATATTGGAAGATTTTGGATATATAACTAAAGATGACAAAGAAGATTTAATTGATATTTTATACTTTGATTGTGATGACATCGAAGATTATAAGAAAGCTTTAAATCAATATGTAGACATTGATAAAGCAGAAGAATTCTTGTATGACGTCAATATGAGGGTTATATGTTTATCTTGCATTTTTAAAGAAATTAAAAAGAGATTTTACCAGGAGATAAATTTACACGCCGAAAATTAACCACAAAAAATGACTAGTCACCTCAACAAATACAAAATGTATTATCGAGACACCCCCGCTGACGCGGGAAAATGACTAGTCATTAACTTTATTATATCACTCACCCGACTAAAATATTTACAAAAAAGTAACAGAAAGGAACTGACCTATGACCTCACTAATTGAAATACTGTTCGCACCAAGAAAATCGAAACAACAGCAAGCACACGACAACATCGTTATAAAAGAAACCCGAGAAATGTTTAAACCGCCTATTATAACAACCGTGTCCGAGTTGATACTGATTGACAAAACATTTCCGAACTTGACGCTAAAAGAAAAAGGCAACCTATACGACCTATCCGACTACAAAGGAACGTGGCTACGTGCGAAACGTATGCAACGCCACCTAAAGCAAGCCGTCGAGGCTATAAAAGACGGGCGCATAGAAACCGCCGAAAAACTGATACGTGTGTGTTTAACCGTACAAATATACTAACCAAAGAAAGGATAAAAAATGAGAATTACAAAAGACTACTTTTTTGAAAGACTGAAAACCTATATCGACACAACCAAAACCCCTACTCGACAAATAGAAACGCTTGTAATGTTACTGATTTACGAGGCTGGACTTGATATGGGCGATATATGCACTCTCACGGGTACAACAATCAAACGTGAAACAAAAGAACTCATAATTCGCAAAAGAAACGAAAATCGCACATCCTACATCACGCCGAACATCGAATATGCCCTATCTAAAATCGACAACAAAACCATAAATAAATTTCTAAAAGCGGATGCAGACGAAAAACGTGCTATCATAACCAAAACAATAAAAAACGTCTTCGGTAATTGGACTGACGACAAAGAACTGCAAAAAAGCGCCTACTTAAACCTATACGACCGAGGAGCAACACTCGACAACATAATCGAAATCTACCCATTTTCAAAAAATATCGAATACAACAAATATCGAGACCAAATAGCTGAAAAATTAGGCTTAGAGCATACGACCGTAAAAGAAATAATGACTAAAGGCGGAATAACGGGCGAACTCATCGAAATAATGGACACCGCCGTAAAAAAAGATAACGGAGAAAACCTTGAAACCGCCGAAAAAGTAAAATATATGCAAGAAACGGGGCAATACACCCAAAAAGCACTCGCCGAAAAACTCCGCGAAAAATACAACACTCCTATAACGCCCGCGGAACTGTCCGCAATCTTACGAAAAAAGGCAAAGAAAAAAGGAAAAATGATTGAAGTTATCGACGTTATTGACCGAGAATTTGACGAGTTGATGAAAAATGCTTAAAGATATAGTCTATCTGTTCCAAAATTATGAAAAAATCGAAAAATACCAACAATCACTAAAAACCAAACAACAAAAAATCGAGAAAACAATAAAATTCACAACCCTGCAAGTCACAAAAGGACAACTGCCTTTAAAGAAAGCGATTACGCAATACAACTACCTAAAATACGAACGTGAAAAAAACGAACTAATGCAAAAACGACTACAAAGCATAATGAACCAAACCGCCGAATTTTATAAAAGGCTCTCACGAAAAGAACGCCACCTCGTAAACTACACGATGACCGAGCCGAACATCACCGCTGTAATAAAAGCGATGAACAAACATCACTCGCCGTACTACTTGTTGGACTACAACAGAGACGTTCGAACAATAATCACGCGTTGGAGAACCCAAACCGATATAACCGAAAAAAACATCCGCGGCTTGCAAAAAGAAATCAGAAAACTGAAAAACTATGAAATAACTTAAAAACCGCTATCACCTAAAAAATGAAAGCGGTATTTTTATGTATAAAAAAAGTCCTATTCACGTCACCCACTGAACAAGACAATTTTTATGGAATATGTGTAACTAAATGAAAAAATACTGACAACATTATTTTCCTATAATGTATACTTATATTATACCATTTTAATCATAAAAAATCAAATAAAAAAAGAGAAAGGAAAGCCGCAAAAACGGCTTCCCACAAAAAATGACAACACGATTCACGTGTTCATAAAATATATACCCCGAAAAATCGAAAATTAAACATAAAAACGCAAAAAATATCTAAAATATAAAACAACAACACCGCTATAATACCAGTATATACATATTTAACGTTTAAATACCCCAAAACGCCACGATACCCCAATTCTTATAGAATTATACTTGAATTTGAATTAAACGCCTTTAAACGGCAAATAAAAGCGATAAAAATCACCGAAAAATAAAAAAATAAGCGGCAGTCCGAAAACCGCCGCCGAAAACTACAAACTCTCTCTAACTTTTTTGTCAATCTCCTCTGCAACCAAAATTTTATACCTCTCGGGCACATCGTCGAGTTTTTTAACCTCGCCTAAAACTAAAACCACGTAACAATCTATAATCGTTTTATCAAGTGAACTCAACTCCATACTAAACCCCCTTTTCCAAACCTAACATTTCAATCATCTCGAGTTTAACCTCTGCCTTTAAAATCTCATCCCTCGTCGGCTTAACTCTCGACTGAAACTCTTTTTCCTTTTGAATTTCCAACTGCCTTTTTTCTTCTTCCTCTCGCCTTGCTCTTTCTTCGTCGGATAAAGTTCTTCCGTACTTTCGGTAGTCCTCTTTTTCTTTCTCTGTCTTTTCCGCAAATTTTCCGTCTTTAATACAATACTTTGAATTAATCGACTTGAAATCAAAATCTTCATCGCTCACGACATAATTCTGATTAATACTATCATCTTTTGCAAGTTCGAGTAACGACTTATAAGCATACTCCGAATATTCCAACCTTGAAATAATCTCGCCATTTTCCTTTAAATAAACATAAATATATCTCATACTAAAACACCAACACCGACAATAAAAATGATACTAAATCAACTCTGTAAAACTTATTTATGCCGTTATCTCTGACAAATATATCCGATATTTCAGGTCTTCTAGGTCTTTCTTCAACAGTATAAGTTGATTCATCTCTACACGAAAACGCATACGCATAAACGGCGGTATTTGTAATTCTATCTACATTTGCTGAAATAACTAAATTTGCGGGCAGATATGAAATAAGTTTTACGTCATCATAATTTTCGTGAGTATAAGGACTGTTTCGCGCGTCGAAAATATCCGCATACATTGACGAAATTGTCAAAAAAGCTTTTATATTGTCAGCGTTATAATTCTTAAATCTCTCGGGCAGTGCTATAGGCGCAGTCATTCTGTCTTGAATCTCAAAAATATCTTTAAACGTATTTTTTCTTATATCTTCCGCAGGAATACTCTTTTCGGCGTCGAAATAATAATAATAAGCGTCTTTCGGATAACGCCCCGTACCATACGCCCCCACAAACTGCAACCCGTCATTGCTGACGTTCGTAAAAGGCGTACTGCTCGTATAACTTTCTGCAAGTCCGCTCCCCACACCGTAAAAACGCAAATGGTCTTTATTGAGTTCGCTCGACAAAACGCCGTTACTTGCGAAAATCTGAATACCCTTTGCGGTGCTGATTTTAACGCCGTTGTAGTCCTTGTCCTCGAGAACGAACGCACTCTCCGCAAACGGTAGCCATGCCCCTTGATTGTTCGCACGTCTGACATAAACATAAACATTTCTGTAACTCTCAACAGTTCCCGTCTGATAAGTGTCCGTCGCCGTTCCCTCTTCCACAACCGCAAAATCGCCATAGTGGTCTGAAATGTTAGGCTTGTCGGGAGTAATATCAGCCCAAATCTTTCCTTTAACCCCGTTCGGCAAAAGTTCCGACTTTTTAATAACCCACCAAACCTTGTTATTCTTCTTTGCAATCTCAACCATATTTTTGGCGCTCTCGCTAATCTTCGTTTCAAGACCCTCTATATCCGTACCGAGTTTCGAAGCAATCTTCTCGTATTCCGCCCGAAGTGCTCCCTCGCTCTCCGTAATACTCTTTTGAATATCCTCTTTTTCTTTGCCGAAAAGTTCTCCGAAAAGTTTCTCAATCTCCGCTTGCGATAAAATCTTTCCGTCGACCGTCTTAATCTGACCCTCGAGTGCCTCTTTAAGACTTTCCAAATCGCTTGCTCCCGAAGTCTTAACCGCCTCTATAAGCTGATTCAAATCGACAATCTTTCCGTCAATCTCCGCCGACTTTCCCTCTAAATCGTTAAACGATTTTAAAACGTCGTCAATCGCTTTCTTGTTTTCTTCTCTGACTCCGTCAATAGCCGTCTTGTTTTCTTCCTTAACGCCCTCAATAAGGCTCGTTGTCGTCGTTTCCATATCTTTTATCGCGTTGTCGGTACTCGTCTTTAAATCGCCCAATTTAACGCCGAAATCGTTCTTTACGTCGTTAATCTCCGTCTTAATATCGCCGAGCATACTGTCGAAATCGCCGATGACGAGTTCGCTCTTTTCACTATCCCAACGGAGTTTCCCGTTTTTAAATGAAAAATCGCCCGTGTCCATATCAATCCAAGTGTCCCCGTTCGCACTCTTTAACAACCCCGTCGTAATCTTAACCGCCGACAACCACGCAATTTTAGCGTCGTTAATCGCAGCGTCCGCAATAAATGTCGAACCTATAAACTGCCTTGCGGGTCTTGAAAACCAAGCCACATCGTGAACCCCGTCGTTGTTTACGAGTACAACGAAATCGTTGTCGCCGAGCGGATTGTTTTGAAATTCATTTTCCGTAAGTGTTTCATACTTATTTGCTCCGCGCCTCCAAACAACATACTTTCTCGTCGTTCTGCCCGACGGAATATTATACGTCTTTCCGTTGTAGTAAAGCTTGTGACTGTTCCAACTGACAGCCTTGTTCGCCTTGTCGTCTGTCCAAATCTCGCCCGTCAAAATAAGCTGTTTAAGATTAAACTTGCTCGCTTCAAGTGCAGCGTCGTCAATCTTATCCGCAATAATAGACGAGTTTAAAATAAATCTGCCGTCAATCTTTCCACCGTTGATTACAATAGAGTTTTCCCTCGTCTGGTCTATACTTGCTTTTAACACGTCTTCAAGCCTATCCATAGGCTCGCCGAGTTCAAGTTTTACCTTAAACGGTAACATCAGTTCTCTCTCGACCGACAAAACTCTCACTTTAGCAACATCGTCGCCTTTCGGGTGAATGTTTATAATATCTCCGAGTTCAAATTTTTCACTCTCGTACCCCTCGAGATACCTTAAATCGACAATATCCGCCGTATAATTATATCTCTCACGTGCTAAAAGTTTTCCTTGCTCTCTGCCCCACTTTAAGAGTTCGTCTTGTTCCGCAATTCCATTGTTCACAACCGTTGTCGTGTGAATTTCCGACAAAAACGGACTTGCCGTGTCTATAAACTTTTGTCCGTTATTTACCTTTGCAATATCGAGCCAATCTTTGCCGAACGGAAAAACACGGTTATATACCTTACCGACAATGTTTTTTGTGACTAAAGCGTACTTATTTTCATTAATCGTAAAACCCGAATAATTTCTCCACTTGTTTTCATCTCGCAAACTTACAAGCTTTTCTCTGCTGTCAAAGACGAGATAACCGCCCCAAATGTTCTGAATTTCTTGTATAAGACCCAAAACCGACTTTTTCTCGACTTCCAAATCTCGAATACCCGAAACATCGACCTCTCCGACGTTCCAACCCGTCTTATTGAGTACCGCAAAAAGAGCGTGCCCCGCAGTTCCAACCTCAAAGCGACCGCCCGACAAATCCGTACCGCCACCGACAATAATAGTTGCAAAATCCGCAGGTTTCTTCGTGTTCGGGTCATTTGAGATAAAGGGAAACGGAAAAACGTCTTCCAAATCCTTATAACGTTCGTTCGCTCTAATCTTTATCTCTCTGTACTCCTTGAAATCTCTCTCAATCGCACCCTCTCCACGAAGTGTATAAAACTTTCCGTCTGCCTCAAGTTTTGAATCGCTTGTCAAATACTTCGCTTTTTTGGAATCTCTGTCAACTGAAAAAGAAATTGTCGATTCCTTGTTAAGACTTGTCTTCACAATCGGGACTTCCGTAAAATCTCTCTCAATCAGAATACATTCAAGCTTTCCGCCCCTATATACCTTAATCACCTTGTACCCCCCTTAAAAACTGTACCAATCCCGAAACCTAAGCACCCAATCGTCGTGTACTTTCACCTCGTTGTAACCCCTCTCAAGCTTCAAAAAATCGCCCTCAAGATTATCTATCGCATTTAAGCCGTCGCTTGTGACAATGCCTCTGTAACTGTCGTATATAATCTTTCCCGTACTTTTAATATCTACAACTTTTCCGTTCAGTTCAAGCGTGTGTTCCTTATAAACCGACCTATTGCTCTTTCTTTCTTCCAAATAAAACGGCACTTCAACCGTACTGTCGACAAAAACCATGCCGTTGTCCATACTCGTAATCTCGTTAAATTGAATACTCTTGTAAAAACCGTCTTTTAAAAGCAAACTGACCGTAAATTCAACATAGTCGGGGTTTCGCCTAAACTGATAATTTTTAATAACTAAAACCTCGCCGAAAACCCCCTCGTCATCATCTCTATAAAGCTTCATAAAACCGTTTCGGGGGTTCAATATCTCCGTCACTCGTCGCCACTCTCTATCAATCGTTTCGGGGCAAAATTTCTGTTCACTTATAAGATTCAAATTAAAAATTCTATCCTTAAAGCGTGTACCGAAAATATAACCGCCGTCACGCCCCGCAACACTCGCCTCTAAAACTTCGATTTCGGGCAATGTGTCGTATTCGCTGTCACGCCTTATAATGTATCCGAGCGGCTCAAGTCGTCTATCTTTTGTAATTCTTAAATCCATAATTTCCCCCTTTTAAAAAAATATGTATAGGCGGTAAAAACCGCCCGTCTTGTTACTTCAAAAACTTCTCCGTAATCTTGTTCATCTCGCAAACTGCACTTTCAATGATAACTTTCATCGTTTCATCGTCGAGCCAAGGTGCTTTTTCCTTGATAAACTTTTTAACCGCTTCGTACTTTTCCGCACCTCGTTTACTTCCCTCGAATGTTTGTTCCGCCCACTTGACCGCTTCTTTTGCCCACAAAAACGCCGTTTTCATTCTTTCAACGATAAACTGCCTTTGTGTGAGTTCCGTTTTATCTTTTAAAAGCGGAACGAGAAAATACGTTATAAGTGCTCCCAAAAGTCCGATGCCGCAAATAATAATTTCTTTCATAATAAATTCCTCCTAATCAAATTCTCTAATTCCTATTGCACTCGCAAGACCTCTACCGCTGCCTTGCCAACGCTTTTTGTAGTAAAACTCCGTACTGCCTCCGCCGTCTAAAGCGACAACGCCCTCGAGTTCCAAAAACTCGTCTATAAGTTTCTTAAAATCGACCATACTCATCTTCTGCCTTGTCGTGATGAGGTATACGTCTGTTCCTTTATATCCGATTGCCGTGTGCCAAGTAGTTTTTAAAATATCGCTTCTCGTTCTCTCCGCTTTCGGGTCATATGTCGGAGTTAAACCGACCCCCGAAACCGCAAACTTGACCTTGCCGAGTTCCAAGATATTGTTCACCGTCTTAACACCGCAGTTTCCGTCATAGTCTATATATAAAGTGCCTTTTCTAATTGCCTTGTTATAGTCAACTCTGTCGGAGTTCGGACCGAGGGGCACACCGTTGTTGACGGCAATCCCCCAAATACTGCCCTCTGTTATTCTATGTTTAGTATCGAAAAAAGTACCGTTAATGCCGTACGCTCCTCTTTTTAAAAGCGTATCGCCTTTCATATAATCTTGATAAATATTTGTCGATTTCGTCTTTAAGATATTGAGTTTTCTGTGCTCTATCAAAGTAGTAATCTTTTCTTCTTCGGCGACTTCTTCCTTTTCATCTTCTTTGTCTTTCACGTCGTCTTTATCTTTATGAGTCAAATCTTCTTTTTTCAAGTAAACCCCCTCACTGTTCTTGTCAAGGTCAAACAAAATCTCCATAGGCTCGCCTAAACGTTTCTTAAAATCTTTCCAATCTTCTTCGGAAAAAGTTCCTGGGCAGTTCTTTCCCGTAACGTCTTTGTGTCTGCAAACCCTTTCTAGCGGAATCTTAAACTTAACCATAAGATTTTTAACAAGTTCGATTGCATAATAGACCGCCTTTTCGTAATCTCCGTCGGCGTTAATGCAAATCTCAACCCCTATCGAGTTAAAATTCGTACATCCGTTTCTTGACCGCCTATCTCCGCAATGCCACGCCGCTTTACTGTCGCCGACAATCTGAATAATCTCTATACTGTCCACGAAATAATGAGCCGAACTTCGTCTGTCGCCGCCCCCGAAATAGCGGTAATGATTGTATGCAGTCGCCCCTTTTCGAGGGTTCGCCGTATCGTGAATGACAATCCATTCTATCTTTCTTCCGTATCTCGGCGAAAAATTGTATTTTATAGGTTTGTACTTAAACTTAACCAAAACCTCACCCCCTCTCTATCTCATCAATCATTTTCCCAACTGATTAATCTTGTCCTCAAGCTTTTCAAGCATTGTGTAAACACTCGTCAAATCAGTCGATGTTTTGAGTTCTTTAATATCTGCCCTAATCTCGTCTAAAGTCTTTCCCATTTCTCTGTGAATTGCCTTTGTTTCTCTGATAACCTCCGTGTTATTTGCTATAACCGTTGCGACCTTTTCTATCATTGCGTTTAACTCTTTTTTCTCTTTCGGCATAACGACGATGACATAATAGAGGAAAACCGCTGCGATAACCGCATAAATTCCCGAACTGTCAATATTCTTTACAAAATTTTCAACTCCCATAACTCGCTCCTTTCTGTTTTATAAAACCAACTTCTTTAAAATCTCTTTTTCTTCCGCATAAGTCGACTTATCTATAATCACCACCTTTAACTTCGGTGCCATTGAACTCGTTGTGTTTGCGACAAATACTCTAGTGGCTCCCTCAATAGGATTTATCAAACTTATAAATTGCCATTTATCTGTTTTCAACTTTTGGTCGTCACTTGCATATTGTTTAAGCGTCAACCCCAAAAACTCAACGACAAGTTGAAAATCTTTACCATATTCCGCACTAATCGGCATTGCAATCCAAGCCGATTGTGTATCTTTTAAATTTTTAATGACATAAGCAATTGGGAGTAACTCGTCTTCTGAATATGTTTTCCTATCGAACCAACTTGTATCTGTAACATTGACGATTATAGCGGGTGGAGATTTAGTCCATATAGTTTTTTCCATATATCTTACTTCCTCAATTTCTGCTTCATTGCATAAAGCTTTTGTAATTGACTTATCTATAAGCAATTATTTATCACCCCTTTTTTAATTATGATTTTCTTCTATAAAATACCTAGCGACTTTTTCTTGAATTTCTTTATGTTTTTGCAACTCCTCATCTTTTAAATCCTCTTGCCATTTTTTAATTATGCCTATTTTAACCGTATCTACTATGTCTGCATTACAAACTATGCAAAGAGAATCAAGTACAAAAGAACCTCCTCTTACGGTGTCAATGCCTATTTTAGCTCGCATAAAGCTTCCTTCTCCGTCGTCTAGAACCGAATTAAATGGAACTTCTATTATTCCGCCTGTAGCGTCGGGTGGATTCTTAGGTACATTTAAAAATAAATCCATATTTGAAACTGTAAGATAATATTGAATAAAATCATCACGGTTATCGTTAATCCATAATTCTATCCTGTCTTTGTCGTCTTTTACAAAATCAGATTGTTTAACCATAAATGCTCTCATTCCTTCCGCTTCTTTCAGATATTTTTCCACTAAATCGGGTCTCTCGATAAAATATCTCTCATCTCCTAAAGTGGTTAGTACATATGTCGGCTCTTTTTTCCACAATGTTTTTTCCATATGTTTTACTTCCGCTATTCCGTACCCCCCCCGCCGATAATTTTGGTTATCTTTTCGTCAACCAACATATTTTACTCCTTTATAAAGTAAAGAGTGTCCGCTCTGTTCTTTTCCGTGCTCGACAAAGCGTCATACTCGCTCTGTGTCAGCACCTTAATTTTCTTACACTCGTCTTTAACTTTGTTTAAAGACTGCTTTAAATTTTCATTTGTAACAAATTTAGTCACTTCTTAATCACGCTCCCTAAAAATACAAAATCACTTTCTTTTCCCGTATGTTCGGTGGCACTTAAATTAGCACCCGATAAATTTACACATTCTATACCGTTGGTCGAAAAATCAAATCGTACAACTGCTGTCTCTCCGTAGCCGCCCAACTCCGACTGCCATAACGAATACGCTCTTTTAAAAGTAATTGCATTTCCTAAAAACTTCTTTCCTGTCGGCAAATTGCTTAAATTCTTGCTATATGAATTTGAAAGCTTTAAATTGCTCCATATTTCATACTTATCGTTCGTTTCTAAAACCTTGCAATATAATCCTTTGCTATTGTTGGTCTTGAAGTACCCCTCAATCAAAGTACCCCCCCCCATTTGATTTTTAACTTCATTTAATTCACTCTTTGTTGCAAAAATATCTCTCATCTTTTGCAACACTTGCTTTAAATTTTCACTACTTACGTATTTCACTAGTAGGCACACCTCCTAAATAAACCCAAACATTTTCTGCTAAAGGTTGTGTATAATATCTGTCTGAATAAGGCTGCATAAACTGCAATCCTTGACTGTTTATTCTAAATTTATATACTATGAGATTTCGATTTTCATCTTCTCTTACAACGTTTTTAAAAGCATAATCATTTGCACATTTTATAACATCATTTGTTTTATAAGAAGTTGCACTATCTAAAGGCACAGCTTTTACATAAAAATGTGTTAAATCTGCACTTTCAACGATTTTAAACTTGAAAAACAACGATTTATTGTTTTTATCTATAACCTTTATATAAAATTCGCTAATTTTCGTACCCCCCGATACGCTTTTCAACTGCACTTAACTCCGCTTTAGTTGCAAATGTGCTTTTAATTCGGTTTAAAACAACCTTTAAACCTGCACTATCCAAAAACTTCATTCAAAATCGCCTCCACTTCACTTGTAGTCATTCCTTTAATTGCTTGTATACTTTTTTTGTTATCGCCCGCCAATTGAGCAGCATCCGCCGCAGTTGCAAGAGCCTGATTTGCAGCGCTCTTTGCCTCGTTACCAATTTGAGTTGCATTTTGAGCCGCGTCTATTGCCATAGTGATTTCTTGCCCTAAAGCGTTCATTTTCTCCTTTTCCGCATACTTACTTAAATCAATCCCGTCAAGCTTCTTTTTATCCGCCGCACTCATATAACCGCGGTTTGATGTTGTCGCTTCGCTTCCCGTTGCGGTGCTCGATAGATTATCGAGTTTTTTCTTATAACTACTCGTAAAATCGTTTGTTGATAAACCCTTGCCGCTCACCTTGTCGACCTTATTGTTCCAAGTCGTTTTTTCGGTGTCCGTTACAGTTCTGTGGGTAGCGTCCGAAGGCATCTCCGACAACTTCGTCTTTATATCCGTCGTTTTTGCATAACCCGATAAATCAACTGACGTACTGCCTATAAGTTCAAAAGCGTTATTTATCCACAAATATTCGAGATAAACGTTGCCCGTCTTTCCTTTCGTGTCCTTGACGAGATAAATAACATCGTCTTTTCCAGTTGTCGGTAATTTGTCGACAACTGATTTTTTAAGCTTATTTGAACTTTCTATAAGTGCCTTAATCTCCGCTTCCGTCTTATATCCCTTGTCGTTTGTAAGCTCGGATAAATTCTTCGGCAGTTCTGTCTTTTTTGCGTACGGTGTCAAGTCTTGTTTCGGAGCATTTTGTGTGATTAAATTCTTAATCTCCGTCTCCGTTTTAAAACCGCTATCGTTAGTCAAATCCGAAACTTTTCTAGGTAAATCCGTCGTCTTTGCATATCCCGACAAATCTTGTTTCGGTGCTTCCGTCTTAATAAGTGCCTTAATTTCCGTTTCTGTTTTAAAAGTTTCATCGTTTGTAAGTTCGGACAATTTCGTCGGAATATCAGTCTTTTCCGCTTTGTTGTTCCACGATGTTTTTTCCGTATCTGTGACCGTTCTATGAGTTTCATCGTCTGCAAGTTCTGATAAATTCTTCGGTAAATCTACCGTCTTTGCGTACGGTGTTAAATCATAAGTCGTGTCGGTGTACTTAGGATTTGCGGGAATTGCGTCGACCTTTGCTTTTGCAGCGTCGGTGTAATCGTTGGTGGATAAACCTTTTCCTTGTTCCTCGCTGACCTTTTTGTCGATTTTCGCTCCCATTTCTTTGAGTTTTGCCTTGATAAAGTCCACGCTGAAAACCTTGTCCGCACCGCTTGCGTTCTCGTCACTCGTAATGCTTGATGTATCGACTTTTTTGGATAAATCGACTGCTTTTTTGTACTCCGTTCCGTTCCAAAAATACAAGCCGCCCTCGTAAACATAAAGCGTTGTAACGTCGCCCGTTCCCGTAAGACTTGTAACCTCTTTCACGTTAAAACTTGCCTTTAAACTGTCTATCTGCTCTTTCGTAAAATCTTCGTACTTAAACGGCTCGCCTTTCTCGCCCTTTATTCCTTGTTCGCCCTTATCTCCTTTCTTGACGGTAATCGACTTGCCGTCTGAAAACTTGATAATCGTATTTCCATTTGTGTCAAGGCTCGAACTTTGAACGGTAATACTGTCGCCTTTATCGCCTTTTACGCCCGTATCGCCTTTAATTCCTCGCTCACCTTTTGCTCCGACATCGCCTTTATCGCCTTTTCTAATAGTGACGGTCTTTCCGTCGTTAAAAGTGATTAGCGTGTTTCCGTTTTCGTCTTTTGTTTCGGTGACGATTTTTGCACTTTCGCCTGTATCGCCTTTTATCCCTTGTTCACCTTTCGCACCTTTGTCGCCTTTTTTAACTGTGACTGTGCTGTTGTCCGAAAACTTTATAACGGTGTTTCCCGAGTTATCGGTGCTTGTGCTTAAAACTTTAAGCGGCTCTCCCGTATCGCCTTTGTCGCCTTGCTTTCCTTGCTCTCCCGTCGCACCTTTGTCGCCTTTCGCACCTTTTTTAACCGTGACTGAACTGCCGTCGTTGAACTTGATAACGGTGTTCCCTTGACTATCGTATTCGGTACTTAAAATCTTTGAGGCTTCACCTGTATTTCCTTGTTCGCCTTTAGCACCCGTATCGCCTTTTAAGCCTTTGTCGCCTTTCTCTCCTTTCGGGATAACCACTTTCGTGCCGTCGTTAAAACTAAGTTCGGTGTCGCCGCTCACGAGTTTTCTTTGCGATGTAATCTTCGCACTCTCGCCCGTAGCACCCGTCTTTCCGACTTCGCCTTGCTCTCCTTTGTCGCCCTTTGGAACGGTGACGCTTGAGCCGTCTGAAAACTTTACAACCAAATCTCCGTTTGTGTTCTTTTCAGTGCCTAAAACGGTAATACTGTCGCCTTTTTCGCCCTTTTCTCCCGTGTCGCCTTTCTTAATAGTCGTGGTACTGCCGTCGTTAAACTTAATAACGGTGTTTCCCTCATTATCGACCGTTGTTTCGACAATCTTAATAGGGTCACCTTTTTCGCCCTTTGCACCGCTTTCGTTTAAATGTACGTTCAAAACCTCATCTCTGTCGTTCAAGTAAACATTAATCGCCACCTATGATACCTCCCCCAAAATCTTAAACATTCCAAATAAAATCGTGTGTACATCGCCGTTTTTCTTTGTAATCTCAACGTCGTACACATAATTTCCGAACTCCAACTCTTTCGTGTCGTTCGGCTCGATTTTAATAATGTACTCGTTTTTCACCAAAACTCCCGTCTTTTGAAAGATAAAGTCCTTGTCCCGAACTCTCTTTTTGACGGTAAGTTTCACGCTTGTAAGGTCATACTGAATCTCTTTCCCGTCTTTTAAGAATCGCACGGGGATAATTTTCGTATCCCCTCTGTGAATCTTCAAGACCTGCTGTTCCAAATCTGTGCAACAAAACAACTCTTTCGCCCCCTTTATAAACTCCTCAAAACATTTGTAATTTCTTTGATAACGTCTTCTTTTTCGCGTCTGTCGTTAAATCTGACATCATCTGTTTTTAAAATACTGTCTATGTTAATAATTCTTTTCACGTTCTCACTTCGATTGTCGTTTGTGACCTTTGACGGCGGATTTTTAATAATCAAATCCCTAAGTGCTTTAAACTCGACACTAAGGTTCGGCGGTAAAACAATTTCGTTCTTTTTAAGTGCTGCGATTCCGTCTTTTAACACCTCGCCGCCCGTATGATATTTCGGCAGTCCCGCTAAAATTCTTTCGCTCTCTTTAAGTCCGCTATTTAAAAGCAAGTTTGCAAGCCTTGCGTCGTACTGCGACAATCTCGCTCTAAGCTTGTTCGCTTCACTATTTACACGGTTCATGCCCGTTCTGTTGCCTTGCTCGTGGTACATTTCCCAATCACGCTTGAGTTCAACAATCCTCGAAGCAAGTTCGTAAATAAGTCTGTTATTACTTCTTTGATTTATACTCTCACGACTGTAATAATCTCTATTTTCGCTCGACTTTTTCTCGACATAGCTTTCCGACCTTGCCATATAACCCATTGCTTCGCCGTAATCGCCACGTTCAAGGGCGTTTTGCATAGGAATGATATAATTCCTTTGCCACTCATCAAAAGCGTCTTTCGACAAGCTTGCCGACAAAGCTATAACGTTCTTCATATGGTCTGTAAATTTCGATTTTAAAAGTTCGTACTGCTCCTCTTTTTTCTTGACTTCTTCCTGCATTCTTTCCTCTTGCAGTCTTTTTTCTTCTTCAAGTTTCGATTTGTAGTCCGTAAGCCTTTCAATTTCAAGTTCAATCGAGTATTCCTTGCCGTCTTTTCGGATGCTTGCGATTTCATCTCTAATTTTCTTTTCGAGATTAAACTCATCTTCAAGGCGTTTTTTCTTGTTTTTATAATCGTCGTCAATTAAGTCTTTTTCTTTTTTAAGCTTGTCCGCCTTGTCTTTCAGCTTTTCTTTTTCGCTCTTTCTCGAATCATTGACCAAAAATTCATTGATTTTTTCTTCGAGTTCCTTGACCTTTTTCCTTGCTTCTTCGCTCGTTCTGACCTTGTAATACTCGAGTTCTTCTTTGAGTTTTGCAAGTTCCTTGTCTTTTCTTTCTTTTTCCTCAAGCTTTTCAAGTGCTTCAATCTGCCTATTTATATCGTCGATTTCTTTTTGTTTGAGTGCCGATAAAGCCTTGCCCTCTTCCTCGATATTCTTAATTCTCGCCTTGTGCATCCTCGTAAGCTTTTCATCTTCCGTAAGTGCCCCGTCAAGCATACTCAAATATTCTTGCGGTAAGCTTCCAAACAACCCCTCCGTATCCATTCCGAGTGCCTTTGCCTCTTCCCTAAGTTCACGAAGTTTTTTAATGGTTTCTTCCATTTTTTTGAGATTGTCCTGCTCCGCCTTTTTGTATTTGAGCGTCTTTAACTGACTGTCGAGATTTTTCAAGTTGTCTGCAAGCGGACTGTTTTTAATCGAATCCGTCATCGACTTAATCGCCTTGTTGTGATTGTCGTCTATATCTTTGAATATATCGTCTATACGCTTGTGATAAAGTCCGTACAAGTTCTCAATTCTGTCAAACTTTTCGCTCTCGCTTTCGGCGTTAAACTTGCTGTATAAGCTTTCATACATCGAAATTTCATCTTCGTTAGATAAAAGATTTACTCTTTTAAGTCTGCCAATATATGTTTCTTCGTCTTTGATATTCTTTTCTCTAAGACTTTTTCTAAGTTCATATAGCTTTTCTTCCGCTTCCGTCGCCGCTTCTATATAATCGCCTTGACCTTTTTTAATTCTTTCCCACGCTGCGATTTCATCTTCCAAATTGAAAATTCTAAGTTTCTTTTGTTCTTCAATCCACCTTTTCGAGTTTTCAAGTCTAAGCGAAAAATATTTTTTCTCCATTTCCAAAATACGCACGTCAAGGTCAAACTTTTCATCATCTGTCTTTGCAAGCCTTGCCTTTATATCCCTTAAAGCGACCAAATCTCTCTTTGCGGTCAAATAAGTTTCTTTTTCAAGTTTTGCTCGTCTGTCTATAAGTTCTAACGCCTCTTTTAAAGCCGTATTCTCTTGCTTTTGTGCCGACGCTCTGTCCGCCGAGGCTCTCTTTGCAGCACCCCCGCTTCTTCTTGCCGACCTACCCGCCTTGTTCGAGGTTGCAATGCCTTTGTTTAGCTTGTCTATAACGGCTTGAATACTTTTTGAAGCCGATGCCGAAGTTTCACTCACAACCGCTTTAATCTCGCTTGCACCTCGTCTAAGCTTCAACTCCGTACTCTTTCTAAGTGCTCCGTACTTTGCGAAATCGTTTGCAGTCGGTTCTTCCGAAAAATCTCTGCCTCTACCGATGTTTTCGTTTCGTACCGCTCTCGCGTTTCTCGCAATATAGTCGGCTTGTTCTCTTGCCGAGTTTATATTTGCTAAAAACTGTGCCCACGCTTTCATTTCTTCCGTAAGGCTTTTAATTCTGTCGTTTGTGTTTAAATTTGCGGTAGTTGTCATATCTAGCTGTGCTCTGATATAACCCTCTCTCGTTGCAAGCATTTCATTTAAAAACGCCGAAACGGCTTCCGAACTTAAATCTGTTTTATCTTTGAGTTCGGGAAATACTTGACATAGACGGTTAAGCGATTCTTCTGTAAGCATATTTCCGTTTTTCAAGTCTTTTTGTATCTTTGTAAGTTCGTCGTACTCTCTCGATAGATTTGAAACTTCACGCTCGAGCGAACCCATAGACGACATTGAAACAATAAGTTGGTCGTCAACATTTCTGACCGCTCCAACAAGCGTGTCCGTTTCGGATTGAGCCTCTTTCATAGCTTTTACGTTTTGTTCCATACTAAGATTAACGCCGTCATAGCTGATGCCTGTTCCCTCGAGTGCCTTTTGCAGTTCTTTAAGTCCGCCCGAGTTCTCCGCCGTTCTCTCCATAATATCCTTGACTTGCTTTTCAATCTCGATTCTCGACTTTCCCGCAAATTTCGCATTGGCGATAATATCTCTATAACCTTGAATTTCGGCTTCGGAATATTCTTTCGATTTTTTCTTTGCTTCGTTTACATAGTCGTCTAAAATTCTTAAAGCTTGCTTTCTGCCGAGTTGCTCCGCCTTGTTTATAAAATCAATCGACCTTTTATATTCTTCTTGTGCGTGTTTTTGATAGTCTATAAGCTTTTCGAGTGCTTCTTTTGTGCCGCTGAGTTTTAACTTGCTCCACAAACCGCCTTTTTCTTGTTCACTAATCTTTTTTCTTAACTCTAAAATACTTTTTTGTGTCTTTTTCAAGCTTTCGGCGTATGCTTTGCTATCTTCAATCGCCTTTTCGTAGCCCTCTTTAATATCGTATTGATTGTTATCAAACTCGTCGTTTGCTTCCTTTTTGGAGACCTCTAATGCTTGTTCTTTTGCACTTATATAGTCCAAAACCTTTTGAGTGTTTTGAACATAAGCGTTACCCTCATCGTCTATCTTTTCGGGGGTCATTCCGTAAGTGTCTACAAGTTCTCTTTGAATTTCAAGTAATCTCGTCTTGTCGGAAGCATTGCCCTCGCCTTTATATATCTTTTGATTGAGTTCAACCATTTCTTCCCGAGTTCGTTTAAGCTTTCTAAGGCTCGTTTCCTCATCTTCGAGTTTTAACATTGAATCTTCTTGAGTTTTTAAGAGGTTATCGTATCTCTCTTTATAGTCTTTAATCGCTTTCGAGATAAGCTTATATGCCGTAACCCCCGCCATAATTGCAAAGGTTATACTGCCCAAGCCTATTTGAAAACCCTCCGCCGATGTAGTCGCTGCGCTGAAAGCTGCACCTAAATTTTTAACCGCTCCGCCCCCACCGCTTGCTGACACTTTAAAGGCGTCTATTGCCGTTTTTACGGCTCCTATTTCGTCTTTGAACCCAAGTATATTAATATCTTTTCCCGTGGCGTTTAAGAGCGATTTAACGCCCTCTAGCTTCTTCAAACTCTCAAGACCTCTAACCGAAGCGCTGACCATTGCAAATTGAGTGCCGATTTTAACCACTTCGGGCGGGATTTTATTGAGTATTTTAAGCACATCGTCGCCGCCCGAGATGAGAACTTTAAACATTTCTTGAATACCGCTGTCTGCAAATGTAAGTTTAAGCTGTTGAAAACTGTTCTTAACTTGCTCAATTCTCTTTGCTTGCGTTTCCATTGCGTTTTCATTTTCTCGCCTTGAATACCCCTCGACGTCACGCAGTTCTTCCATAACGTCTTTGGTTTGCCTCATATTCTCGATTAACGAAATGAAATAGTTTCTTCTGAAAACCCCTGCTGCTGCTTGCGAAATATCTCTGCGGTTTATATCATTAAACTCTTTCGTAAGTCCTGCCGACTTTGCAACTTCCTCGTTGTAAACTCCCGCTTCTTCCGCCGCTTTTACGAACCCGTCTTTAATCTCATTTGAAGCGTCTTTCCATTTATCCGAGATTTGGTCGAAAATATCCATAATACTTTTGAACTGTGTCTTTGTTTTATCCGTAAAAACATCGATTCCAAGCGATTCAAAAGTGTCTATACTTGCCGCTCTTTGAACATACGATAAAATCGACTTTGCGGCGTTTCCGACTTCTTTACCCGTCGCACCACTTGCGCTTTTCATAGCTACCAAAACCGCAATGGTTTCGTCAAGGCTCATATTTGCGTTCTTTGCAGTTGCCCCCATTTTTTGAAGACCGTCTACCACGTCTTGCGATGTAACGGGAAAACTGTCCGCCGTTTTATTGATTTTATCTATAAGCATTTCCGACTGCTTTGCCTCGAGACCCCATTGTTGCATAATAGCAATAAGACCCTCTGTCGACTGCTTTGCGTCGAGTTCCGCAACGTTTAAAGCAAGTAACGAGTTCTTTGTAAGTTCGAGCGTGTCCGCAGCGTTGTAACCCGATTGTGCCCACCTTGTTGCGATTGGTTGCATATCTTGAAAAGTGTAGCCGTAAGTGTGTCCGATTTCCATAAGACTGTCTCTGAATTTATCCGAGTTGTATGTTGCGTCTTGCATAACCCTCGAGATTTCCATCATGCCCTCTTCGATTTCTTTCATATCTCGAATAAATTCTTTGCCTTGACTGACCATTTCAGACCATATAGAGCCCGAAATAAACCAACCTACACGGCGTTTAAACTCCTCGCCTATAAGGTTTCCGTCCGCAGTCTTGTCCGATATTTCGGAATTGACCCTCTCTCTTAAAATCTTCGTTTGCTTTTGCAAGTTTCTAAGACGGCTCGATTCATCCGCAGTCAATTTTCCATTCTTCTGTAAAATCTCCTCGAGTGTATTTACTTGATTTTTGAGTTCCCCCGAAATAAGCTTCGTATCGCCCGAAATCTTTGCCGACTGCATAAGTCTTCTCGATTCGCTTATGCTTGCCTTTGTTCTCGAAATTTCAAGTTGGTCATTGAGTTCAGCTTCTTGCGTTTTTCTGACTTCCGCGTCTTTCTTTATCCTTGCGGTTAAAACACTTTGCTCTCTCATTGTCGAAACGGTGTCTTTCTCAACTTCGGCGATTTTTGCCTTAATATCTAAAATCTTTTCGTTCTCCGAAACGGCTTTATTTATTCCCGCTTCGCTTAAGTTCGGATTTTTTCTGACAACCCTTTCCCTTTGAATCTGTGCCTCGACTTGATAAATTTCTTCGAGTTGTTCACGCCTTTTAACCAAGTCTTGTAAAACAATCTTTTGGTTCTGTGCTTCCTCAACCAAACTTTGCTTGTTCGCCTTTGCTCTCGCTTCTTCGATAAGCTTTATAGACTTTAAATAGGCGTAATAAGTTTCGGTTTCCTTTGTCCTCGACTTCATCGCCGTAACGGTTTCCTCGACTGCTTTTTTCTCGCCCGAAAGAATACCGCCGCCGCCTTTCGAGCCTTTGCCTTTTTCAACCTCGTCGAGTGACTTGTCGAGTTCTTTTAATGCCTTGTTAAGCTTTTCCGCTTCCTCTATCGCCTTTGAGTAATCGAGACCCAAAAACTGCATAATCTTGACTTCTTGTCTATCGTCTGCCATTTATAACATCAACCCCCTTTGGCTCAAAAAAGCCATTAAGTCCGCGTCACTTTCAAAAACCATATCCCCGTTTTCGTCGACCTCGTGCGGTACTTCTTTGTCCTCATCTTCGTAATTTACCGTGGAATCGAAAATTCCTGACAGCTGCTTATAAGTCATCATCAGAACATCGTCAATCCCAAGTCCGTATTCCTTTAAAAGATAAGCGATAACGACGTTGTAATTCTCATCTTCTCCCGTATCGCCTCTCGACCCCACGATATTTAGTCCGACAATGCCACCAAAAGCTTTAAAAATCTTTGAACGTCTTTAACAGTCCAACCGTCTTTCATAGCGCTTTCAAAGCTGAAATCCGCCCCGTCTTTGTACTTGATAAAACGTTTCTTGAAAACATTGTTATTACAAGTGACTGAAACCTCGCCGAACCACCTCGCTAAATTCTTTTGCATTTTCTCGTCGAAAAAATTCTGAATCGCCACTAAGCTGATGTCCGTTTTAACAAATTCATTTGCGTGGGCAATTGTAAGGGGGTAAACAATATATTCATTTTGTCCTACTTTAAAATCTTCGCCCTCCGCAAACATTTGGCTCAAATTATATGTCTTCTTTTCACTCATAATAAAACTCCTTTAAAAAATATGTAAAAAGGGGTGTGAACCCCTTGTATTAGCACGATTGTAGCGGTACTTCCGTGATTGTTGTTTCTCCGATTTTACAACCCTTTGGCTCGAGTGACTTAAAGTTAAGTGTCATTCTTTGCGGTTCTTTTGATGAAGTCTTTTCAACTGCTCCGTCGAGTTGCATTTTGAACCAAGTTGTTGTAATTTTTTTTCTTGTAAGTTGGTCTGATGTAATGGCGTTGAATGAATGAACGATTTTAACATACGGTCTAATCGGTGTCTTTTGTTGTGCTTCGTAAATATGATTGCTGTCCTTATAAGTCCAATAAGCGTCAAGCCTCATGCCCGCCATTTCTTTACCGAAGTCAACTTTATGCGATTTCTTTTCGCCTGTGCCTGCTTCGGCTGAAATTGTGAGTGCCTTGTCATAGCCTTTTGTCGCTTCGGCATCTTCTGTGACAGTTGCGATATATGTTGTTCCGTCTGTTTGTGTGAAGATTGCTTTTTGAATATCTAACTCGCCGAAATCTACCGTTCCGTCTTCGTCAACAACGATAACGCCTGCTTGTTCGATAAGCTTTTCTTCCTTGACTTCTTCATAGTAATAACCTTGAAGCTTTGCTAAAATATCTCTGTTAATCATATTGACTTCGAGTTTTAATGTTGTTTCTTCCCCTTGCGAAATAATTGCAAGCGGATTTCTTGAGTTACCCGATTCAATTTCCGTTGTTTGCGGTGTTGATGTTGATGTGATGTTTAAAACAGTACCGTTTTGGAACTGTAAAACATCCTCTTTCTTCATAGACGGAATGCCGTTTCCGTCAAGTAAAAACATAGTTACATAACCTGCATTTTGCGAAAACTCCGCTTTTCTTAAATTCTTGTTAAATTCTGTTTGTGACATAATTCCCTCCTAAAAATTCCAATTCACGTAATAAAATTCAGCTTTGTACTCGATTGTTTCACTCGTGGAATAATCTTGTGCATTGCCCGAACCTATTCTTTTTCTGATTAAAACTCCGTTAATCACTCTATTGTGTAGTGTTTTGTGTACTTTTTTTATAACTTCCTCAATCTCCGCTTGATTGTTTATGCCTCCCGTGACCGCAACGATAAATCTTTGCTCGAAAGTGTTTGTGCCGAACAACTCCCTTTCGCCTATATGATAAAGTCTGATTGAAATATCTCCCTTTGTAAGCTTGTCCGACCACGGTGTCTTGTATATCGGATAAGACTTGCCGTCTTTATCCTTGACCTCATCACTAAGCTTTCTATATACTGCACCTGCAATATCCAGCCACGTGAAAAGCGTTCTATCCCTTTCAATCATCGTCTACCTCACTTTCTTCGTCGCACTCACCTTGATATATTTTGAAAAGTCCATATTGTCGATTAAAAAATCGTAAAACTTTTTGGAACGTTCTTTATTCATACTGCGAAAAGCATCTCTAAGGGCATGGCTCGGTTCTCTGACCATTCTTTCGTACATTTCGGGGTTGCTCTCTTTCCATACTTCTTCGAGGTTAATAGGCTCTTTCGGACTTGACTTGTTTTCTCTTTCCTCACCGAAAATATCTGTCCACTTGCCCTTATTTCTCGAATAAATGGCGTTTCCGATTCTGTTTTCGTTCCATAAGTCGGAGTTTTTATACTGTTCAAGTTCGGGATTGTCCGTGTCCATTTTTGAGCCTTGTCCGAACTCATCCATTGCGAAATATGCGCCGCCCGTAAACTGATAAAAGACAGCTTTTGCAACCGTGTCGATAAACTTGATTCCGTCGTTTGTCAAACTCTCTTTTCCCTCTTTCGTGAAAAGTCGGTTTATTGCCTCCGAATAAATCTCGTCGCCTTGCATAATGAGCGTGCCTTTTATAGCGGTAAGTAAATCGCTTTCAAACGCTCTTTTGTCAAAATATACACGCATAAAGTTCGTTCCTTGCTTCTATCCAGTTGTTAGTGGCAGTCTTTACCACCTCGTAACTTTCTCCGTTTTCAACGGTGTAAAGCTTCACGATTGTTTCAAGCTTGAAATTGTCTAAAAGTTCTAGTGCTGTTCTGTCGCACGAAAAATTTTTATCGTAAAAAATATCGAGTAAATCAATTAGAACTACATCGCTTGCGTTCTCCAAAATATATGGAGTGTCGAACAAATCCCAATTAATTTCGTCCCTCTCTATTCCGATTTTTGAAAATCGCTTCTCAAATTCTTCTTTCATATTCTTTTCGGTCTTGTTAAAAACCACCAAATAACAACTGTCCATACATCAATTCCTCTTGCTTTTCGTAAGTTGCATAATCTTATATCTGTCGAATGAGGCATAGTCTACCGATGAAACGGTAAAATCTTCATATTCACGCCCCGTAAAGACGTTTATTGTGTCGTTTAACTCTCCCGACATTCTGTTACTCGTGACAACCGTGTACTTCGTGGCGTTATCTCTGCCCTCTTCAAAATCTCTCATCCTGTAATTTTCGATTTCAAGGTAACAAGGAAAAACGCCGCCCGAGCCCTCGATATACTTTCTCTCTGCACGCTTTCTGTTGCCGTTTCTGTCAATTTCGTAACCGTCTTTATTGCCGTCAATCTCTCTGATGTTTGAGTTCGCTCTTGCGAGTAAAACCGACCACTCTTTGCTTTCGGGTTCGTACTTTCTGCTCAGCACCAAATAGACGTTATCCTCAATTATTAGGCAGTTGTTCATATAAGGTACTTTCGGATTTATGATTAAAAGTTCGGGAATATCCGCTCCGACCGTATCTTGTGTGTCGTGTTTATGATTTTTCTCCGCAAGATAACCCGTCCATAGCGATTCCCTAAGTCCTAAGCTTCTACCGCTCTTTGAATTTCTCGTAATCGACAAATAAAAAGTTCTACCGCATACAATTTCATAGTCCATGCCCGAAAATACCTTTACGTTCGGACATTTCGGTTTGAGTTCACGCCCTACATAACCTCTGCTCCTTGCAAATCTGTGCGCCATAGTGTCAAGCATTTCTACCACCCGCATTTCTTGCAATTTCTGCCCGTCACTCTGAAAATCGGTAAACACGGCTCGTCGTTGTCGATGATAAAATCGTCGAAAATCTTAAAAATATCTTTGAGATTATCTTCCAAATCCGCCTTGATACTCTTTGTGTCGATTTCAAACTCGGCGTGTTCGCCCTTTTGTCTTTTCGGAAATCTCCTCGGCAGTGACGGTAATAGTAAAAGTGCCGTCTTGTAAACTATTGCACTCTCTTTGGCACTTTCGATTTCAAGGGGAAGAGCGGCGGATTCATCAAAAAGCGTTGGATACAACCCTTTGATAATAAGTTCCGCCTGCGGCATAAACTCGGGATACATAACCTCATCGTCTTTTAAATACGAATCGTCAATCCCTAAAACTTGCCTAACTCTTTCCGCTTCATCAATCATTGTTATTTACCGATTTTTAAAGTGAGAACTGCGTCTTTGTTGAACTTGTCATATCCGATGTTTTCTGAAACGGTCAAGATTTGAGTTTGTTTTTCAATAAATCTTGCGCTTTCTTCAACATTGGAGTTTACTTGTTTGTATTCATAAACGGCTTGGTCGCGTTTAAATGCGATAATTCCCGTCTTGCCCGATGCCTTTGTAACGATGTCGTTAAGTTCAGGTCTGTAAATGATATTGAGTGCGGTATTGGTTGCCCCTAAATCGACCTTAACAACGCCGTAAACGGATTTCATAAGTGGGTCTAACTCTTTGCCCGCAATTGGATATAAAATGTCTGTAACGGCTTTAAAACCTGCTTCATTGACGATGATAGTGTCGAAGAAGCCGACTTTCTTTGAGTTTGTTCCTAAAAACTTGACAAGTGATTCCATTGTGAGTGTGTCGAGTGACTTAACTTCAACGTCTTTTACAAGTGCGTCTAAAATTGCTTCAACTCTGTCCGCAAGTGTTGCGTTTCTGACTGCTTGAACAAGTCCTCTGAACATTGAAACGCCCATTCTTGCCACGACTTCATAAGTTGCTTCGATTGCTCTACCGTATTTAAAGAGATTGAGTGCCCCCTCTTTTGTCTTGACGGTAATTCTCGGAAGTTCTGCACCCTCGCCGATTCTTGCCATTCCCAAATCTGAATCTTTTGTGTCGAACTCAACTGTTTTAACAACGTCTGAATTTACGTTTACTGTGCCCGCAATCAAAAGATTTCTGATTGGTTCATCTTTGATGTCGACTGAATAAACACGTCTTACAAATTCAGGGAATAATGCTCTTACTTGGTCTGTTCTCATAAAAGCACCGACAGATGCCCCCGTGTCATTAAGTGCAACGTTCATTTCCTTTAAACGTCTTTCAAAAGCGTCTAAATTATCTGATGTATCAACGCCGTTTTCCTTATCGACCTTATCCATATACTCGGTAACGGTCATTCCCTCTTTACTTGCTAAAAAATAAGTTTCTTTTGTAATTCTTTCTAGTGTCATAACTCCATGCCTCCTATTTCAAATCTACAACTGTGCCCTCGTCGGCTAGTCCGACTGCGACAACTACTGCCTTGCCTTCGCCTGCTTTAACTCCGCCTTTTCCGTCAAGGACTACTGTTTGTCCTGCTTCAAGTGCGTCGCCTTTAACATTTGCAACCATTCCGCACCTCATAACGGTAACGATGTCGTCTGCCTCACAACCGAGTGCAAAACCGTAAATCTTTCCGCCGTCTGCGCCTAAACCTACTGTCGGTTCATCACCTGCGACAATACCTACGGATAAACCGCTGAACGATTCAAATTCTTCTGCCTTTAACGCGTCAATTAAGGCTTTTTCGCCTTTAAATGTGACTGTTTCGTTTCCAATTCCTCTAAATCTCAACTTCATAATCTTTTCCTCCTAAAGTTTGAATTTTCTATAATCGTCTTCGATTGAAATATCAAAATGTTCTTCCGTCTTTCTTCCCGTCGGAATGTCAATTTGTAATGCCTTGTAACCCTCAATCTTCTTTTCGAGAACTTCCATACTTGCGTCCTCAAGACCTAGTGCCAATGCTTCCAAATCTACATCGGGTATCGCTCTGACTGCCTCTTGCTTTGCTTCTTCAACCTTTTCGTAAAACATTTTCTTTCCGAGTGTGTAAAACTTTTCCAAAGTGTGCTTGTCGACTTCCTCGCCGTCTATTGAGAAAACTCCGCTTTCGTTTTCATCTTTCGGTTTCGGAACGTCCGACACAGCGGTACTTTCTGTTTCTTTCTCAGCCTTTTCATCTTTTACATCCTCCGCTTCTTTTGTTTCAGTTTCAGTTTCTTTTTCAGTTTCAACTTCAACTTTGTTCTTTTCAGCATTGTCCGTCTTTTTTTCCAAGGCTTCGTCTTCTTCTAAAACTTCGTCTTTTGTGATGACCTCGTCTTTTTTAACGCCCACGTCTTCAACCCCCTTATCTTCTTTTTCTTGTATATTTAATCCGCCCGTTGCGGACAAATAACCGTAATTAAGTCCTGTAAGTGCTTTCACTTCTTCCTCGACCGCCGACTTGTTCTCGCCGTTTTCAAGTCCTGTCACTCTCGCCCCTTTATATGCAGGACTGTATACAAGGCTCATTTCAAATAAATCTGCGTCGGTAACTTCTCTAAAACACTTCTTATTGTCGTAAGTTTCGCCTACAAAATGCTCGCAATCTTCTTTTCCGCAAATGCTGCACCTTGCTTTTTTATAAGTAAAACCAATCGATGCCTCAATGAGTAACCCCGTCTTGACCGACCTGATGACGTCGTTCGTGTTTATGTCGCCGAGTGACACGTCTTTCGGTATATAAAACAAAATCTCGAGTGCCTTTGTTTCACCCTCGCCCTCGCCGTCAATAAGCCTTGCGTCAAAACTTCTTCCGTACGGATAAGCGTTGTTGCCGTCTTTCCAAGCGTGATTAATCATCAAAGGAACACCTTTTTTCGCTTGCCCCTCAAACTTCCTCATCGCTTTTTCGGTGATGACTATTTTTTCCATAACGGGGCGGTCACCTATCGCCTTAAATGCGAAAATCTCAACGTCGTCGGCGGTAAAATTGCTCCCCGCCATACCGTTTATAATCTTTAAATCTCTTTCAGTTGCTTTCATACTTCCTCCTAAATGTTCTTTGTCGCATAATCTCTCGCTTCTTCTTCGGTCATAAAACCGCTTTCGAGGCATCCCTTTGCATACTCAAGCCTTGCTGATTTCAATTCTTCCTTGTCCTTGTCGCTCTTGTAGTCAATGGACTTGTGCGTAAATACCACCGTTCTTTGAATGCCTTGAACTCTAAGCCATAGCTTTGCCACATTTTCAATCATTCTCTTACTTGCCTTTTGGCAACTTTTGATGTAATTAACCATTATTGAAAACTCAACTGTACTCCAAGTTTCGGTCTTTCCGCTCGACTTGTTCACGAACGCTCCGAGCGTTTTCATGCCGTTTGTGACTTGCTCGCCCGTCATATCGTACAAGGCTCTGATGTCTATACTTCTGCTTGCACTTGCCCCCTCAACCGTTTTAATTGTGTAATCGTCGGTGTGTATAAAGTGACTTTCGGGATTTAAGTTGTTTAACTCCGCAGCCATTTGATTGAAAATACTGCCTAATACCCTTTGTAATTTCTTCGGGTCACTCGTAATTGACGGGTCAAGGCTTGAAATAATCTTTTCTTTGTCAAAAGTTATATCGAGTTTCGGAAAACCTTGACGGTAAATTATCTTCGATAAAGACACTTGTAAATCCATTTGCAGTTGTAGCGGTGCTATAACCGATTGGAGCGGTAAACTGCCCCGAGGATTGTTTATTTCGGGGTCATTTGCTATATAAAAGAAGTTCGCACTCTTTCTGTCGAGTTTCACTTCGTTTTTTCCGTTCACTTGATAAGGAACGAAAGTCTTAACCCCGTCTAAATCTTCAAGCTTGAAATCAATAGTTTCGGGGCTCACAACATAAACGTCTTCAATCTCGTGTCTGTCCTTTGAAACAGCCACCTCTATTGCCATTGCCCCCAAGACGTAATAGCTGTAATGAAGCTTGTCTATAACGCCGTCAAGACCCATTGTGTTGTCTCCGCCGATTCTTGCGGCAAACTCTCGCCATTCTTCTTCGAGTTGCAAGTCCGCATTTCCCTTTTCGTCATAAAAAGTAATCGTACTGCCTTGATTTGAGAGCCTTAAAAAGTTCCAAACCGCCATGCCGACTTCCGGTGTAGTTTTTCTAAGATAACGTATCTTTTCTTCGGGTCTTTCAAGTGCGTTCAAAACGTGTAAAATCTTTTCGTTTTCGGTGCAATTCTCGCCCGCATTTGCGGTTAAAAGTCCGCCGTTCCAAAAATTAGGAACGACCGTATTTTCGTTCCTACCGTCGATTGACGTTTTTCTGCCCGTCGGTATTAACTTGTTAAGTCGTTCAAATACTCCCATTTATCGCTCCTTTGGCGGTTCAAACCGCACCACAACATTGTTCGGTGATTCTTCTTTAATCTCCGACAAACTCTTAACGCTTCTTTCTTGCAATTTATTTAAACTTTCAATAACGCTCATCATATTTTTTAAGTCCGAAGTCTTAAACTCCTCACTTTGCATAACCGATTTAAGCATTTCATCGAGTGTACTCATTGCGGCTTTTATCTTCTCGTCGTATAAAAGACTTCTTTCAACCCGATTTTCATCTATAATGGCGTTTATGTTTTCTCTTTTTTCTTCTATTGCTTGAATCTTGTCTTTGAGTTTTCCACTTTGTAAAATTCCTTGAAGTGCAACTTTTTTATCACTGTCCTCCAAGTCCTGTAAAGTGTTTTGTGCTCTCAAGCTTTCAAGTTCCATTTTTTCACCGTTCATATTTTTGGATAAATTCAACTATTGCCACCTCACATATATCTCTCGTCGTAATCTTCTTGTCGCCCGCTTTCGTCATCTCTGTCGCTTTTTCTTCGAGCCACGCGTAAAGCGTTTTGTCAATCTGAACGCTCCTCGTTTTCTTCTCATAAGTCTTTTTCGGTTTCTTTAAAAGAGCACCCATATTCTTGAAATCGTTTACATACTTTCTCAAAATCTTGTAATCGTCTTTCAAATTGCCCGCCGTAAACTTGTCAACCTTTATAATCTTGTAGGCGAGTTCTTTAAAACCGAGCCTATAAAGCCTTTCCCGCCACTCGATTTTGTCGAGTGAATTTAAAACGGCGTTGTAATCGATATTTAAAACTTTTGAGGCTTCCTCGAGTGTGTAGTAATTTTCAATAAAACTAAAACTACTCATCGAAAATCGACCCCTTAAAATGCTCTATAATATCGTTTTTTGTTCGTCTGCCTTTGACTAAAATAAACGGATTGATATATAGCTTTTGTTTTTCATCGAGATATAAAACATCTTTTTCTAGCAAGCCTTTAATCGCTTTTCCGACCGTCTTTTGCGTGTAGCCTATATGCTCCGCTGCAACTTTTCTTGAAAACTTTTTCCCCGTCTTAACCTCGTTCGAGCCGAACTGCATAAACTGCGACAAGCCGAAAAGTACATCCCTTTCCGTCGGCGTTAAAAGCGTGTAAATCTTCGGAAGACTAAGCATATTAAAAGTTATAAAGTCGTTGAATTTAATGCTCTTGCTGTTTTTTAAATTTTTGTAGACTGAATTACTTAAAATTCGGTCATAGTCGTTAAGTTCTCTTAAAACTTCGCCCGTTTCGCTATCCACAACAACTTTCACAAAATATCCCTCCGTACTCCTCGTAAAATCCTTTTAAATCGTTTAATTCGGCGTTCCTCAAACTGTAATCGCCTACTCTCGTCATAAAGTCATATAAAATATCTTCGTAAACCGCTTTTTCTTTTCTCGCCATTAAATACATAAATGCAAGTGTCATCGTTTCTTGTAAAAGCGGTTCATCATAAACCAGGTAAATATTCGCACCTCTGTCCGTTTGGACATTCATAAAAAACATCAATGCCTCAATCGACTTTTTGTCTTTGAAAAGAATCTCACCGTCTTGCGATTCGATAAAAATAAAACCGACTGCTGAAAATTCTTCTTCTCTGAAACCGAAAATATGTTTTTCCTTTGTCACATAAACCTTTGCGTGTTCTTTCGGAATCTCCATATCTTCCGTTCCGATGTAAATATTCTCGATTAAATGTTTCATTAAAATAACCCCAAATATACGGGTGCAACCGCCTTTTGGTTTCTAAAAGACGATAAAGCTATATAAATTGCACTGACCCAGTCGTCGTGTGCCACTCCTAAACCGTTTTGATAAGTATAAGTACTGCCTGTCTTTGACTCCACCTTGATGTAGCCGAGCAGTTGGTCGTAAATCTCGTATCTGTCTAAAATGCTGATACTTCCGCTTTCGATTAAAAGCATAAGATTTTCAACGAGTTCTCTCTTGTTCGTTCCATGTTCCTTGACGGGTATCGCCGTCACGCCCTCTTTTTCAAAAAAGAACGATAGTGTTTCTCCTACACCTGCAACTCCGTAATAAATAACGGCGTTGTTGTAAATCCTCGACACTTCCGAAACCCTTTTCGTCTGTTCCATATAGTCCTTGCCGTCTAAAGGGTCTGCATAAACCATTTCGCCCTTGTAATTAAAAACTACAAGCGGATGCCCGTCGTTCTTTTGAGCGGGGTCATAGCCGATAAAATACCTTGTGCCTTTATCGACTTTTGCAATCTCCGAGAAAAATCTCATTGCGTCGTCACGCCCCGTCTTTCTGTCGGGTTTTACCATAACGGCATCAAGATTTTTAAAGACTGCGTTTCCGCTGAAAATAAACTTCGCCATATAGTCCTGCTCGTACTTGTCAATCGACATCGAAGCTTTGATACTTTCTTCTTCGGTCATAGGCTCTCCGATAGGCTTGCCGTGCTCATCGACATTTATGTTTCTGTAACGTTTCTCCGCCATATACGGGTTATCCCACGTGGTGAAGTTAAAACTCTCATAGCTTGATATTCTATCTTTCGAGCCGACTTTCCCCATTTGATATAACTGATAAAAAAATCTGTTACTGCGTGGATTTTCCATATTCGGTGTTGAGTTTATAATCGCTACGCCACCTTTGCCCTTGACCCCTCTTTTCGGGGAGTTGAGCCTTTGCATAATATTAGTCCACGTCGCTTCTAAGTCGGGTATTCTCGCCGCTTCGGTAATCGTTGCAATATCCAAACCGACCCCTACAAGGCTTTGGGAATCGTAAGCACTTCTGACCTCGATTAACCCGTCGTTAAAAGTTTTCATCGTCATTTCGGATTCCTGCATTTGCCCGATTAATTCTTTCGGGAATAACGCCTTTAAATCCCGCCAATTTTGCTTTGCCAAATTTTCACTCGGTGCGATTATCCACCAATGAACTTTTGGATTTAGCGTGACGGGTCTGTCCTCCATGCACATTTCAATAAACTTTTTAATACTGTCCGCAATGGAACATAGGTCTTTGCCCCAACGATTTCCGCAAACCAAAATTTTAAATCTCGCCTTGCTGTCGTGAACAAAAACCTGCGTCTTATGCGGAGAATACGGGATATTGATATATTTCGTGGTGCTTGCACTCAAAAGACTTTGTGCCGACTTTTTTCTGCAAATCGGGCAAGTTTCATATTCTGTAAAACTGCCGTCTTTGTTTTCTTCTTGAAAAAACTCGTCTTTGCAAACTCTGCAAATGCTCTTTACTTTGTGCATTTTAATCACCACCTCAATTCTCAATCTAATATATATTGTTATCTTTTTCAATAAGTAAACAATAAAAATAGTCGAAGTTGCTACTCTCCGACTATCTCTAATGTGCATAAAATGCGTATATTGTTGTATATTGTAACTATATTGTTATAATCTTCCTCGCAAGTGTTTCGTCTAAACCGACCAACTCGACGTAATAAAGATAACTTTCCTTTTCGTTTTCTGATAATCTATGTTTATTGATTGACAATTTCTTTTTCTTATCGACAATTTCGAGTGTCTGTAAGAAATTCACACTCTCTTTAATGAACCCTGCATATCCTAAATTCCACTCTTTGATTAAAAACTGCCTAAGTGTCTTTACGGTTGCTTTGTCGCCTGATTCTTCAAACCCGATAATCGCCGAAGTGATAACCTCTATTGAGGGGAGTTTTACGGCGGTCAATGCCCAAAAATTTAAAAAGCTGAAATTGTCGAACAAATATCTCTTTTCGAGCGGACTTGCTCTGTCAAAAACCCGATTCATTCCGAGTAATTTTTTTGCGATATATTTTTCAGTAAACCCTGTGTCTAAAAAGTCCTTGACTTTCGGCTTGCCCGTCTTTTGAAGTTCGATATATTTTAAAAGCATATCCTTTTCAATGCAAGCGGGCATAGTGTTTACCGCCCTCATCTTCTCGTATTTGTCTATGAGTAAATTCTCGTAAAACATTAATAGCCCCTTGAAAATACGACGAAATCGCCGCCACTAAGTATAGACTGATATTCCTTGTTTTCTCTCATAAACTCGCCTTTAATGATGATGTCTATATGTCCGAAATATCTGCCCTTAACAATCTCCGTAATATTTGTCAAATTGCCGTCGCCCATAAAAGTGAAAATGACCGCCTTTCTTTCCCAATCGTCGATTTTTGTTTCGTCACTATACTTGTATATACCTTTGCCGACCCTTTTCAATATGCCCGCTTCGGTGAAGATATACATAGCATTACTGACGGCGTTTGCAAGCGACAATTTTGTAACGTCTAAATTCATTCTTTCTCGCACTACTCTCGCTCTAATCTCGCCGTCGTCTTCCGAAAAATTCATTTCCTCTAAAACCGTTTTAAGAAACGGAAAAGTCTTTATAAGATAGCAACAAATGACGAAGTCCGTTTCCGTAACTCCGCCGTCTGCAAGCTTTTTAATAAACTGCTTATTCGCCTCAATCGTCTGCCTTATAATTCGCATAAGTGCCAAAGTCTTGTTCTTGTTTTTTTGATATTTGAAAAGATAATATGCCTTAATATCCGCATCCGCCTCGACCATATCGAAGTTATGCTCCCTATAAAGCCTTAATCCCTCTCTGATGTCCTCTAAGCCGACCCTTGTATTAAAACCTAAATTCATCAATAATCACTCCTAACTGTCTACAATCTCAACCGTAATTCCGTTCGGCTCGTCAATATCCTCCGAGTTAAGCGGTATAAAATACTCGTCTTTAAGCTTGTTTGTAAAATCTTCCGCCTCCGAGCAATCAAACCCCGAAAACTGAAGTCCGTCTAAGAACTCACGTCTTGTTTCTTTCGTGTCCTCAAACTCCGCCTCGTCGTACAATTCTTTCGCTTCGCCGAACAGATAAAACAGCCTTATTTTTCTCATTCTTTCTCACCTTTCGAAAACATTCTTTCAGTTTCTTTCAGTTCTCTGCCGATAGCATACACAACGTTGACTGTGACAGCGTTCCCGGCTTGTTTATATAGCTGTGTGTCACTCATTCCCGCGTCTTTTGCTTTATCAAACATTTCATCCGTAAAACCTTGTAATCGCCAACACTCGCGCGGTGTCAATCGCCTTACTCTCGTATTTGTTTTAATTGCCCCGTATTGCGTAACCCCGCTTGCAGTAGCTTTAAGTGTCGTTGATATTCCGTTTATATTGCAAACTTTGTAACCTTGCGGAACTTTTATTTTCTTTGAATTGTCAACGAGAATATGAGGGACTAACCCGCCACCTTGTGCAGTATCAACCGTCGGTGCTAACCCTTTTTCATCAAACACTCTGTATCTGCTCGGGTTGGGTCTTTTTGCATTTTTAAGTTTGCCTATTTGTTTAATCTTCTCAACACTCTTAATATATGTTTCTCCTCCGCAGCATCTGTATTTTGTAGTAATTGTTGTTGTGTATTCATCGCCATAATCTTTGAAATCTGTTTTTCCGATAGGAAATATTTTTCGTCCGCCGTGTTTTCGAGAATATCCTGTAATATAGACCCTTTCCCTATTTTGCGGTACTCCGAAATCTTTGCTGTTAAGCACTTGCCATTCACAGTCGTACCCCAATTCATCCAACGTATTGAGGATTGTTTCAAATGTTTTTCCCTCGTCGTGCGATAATAAGCCTTTGACGTTTTCAAACAGAAAAAAACGGTGGTTCTGCTTGCTTAAGGATTTCGGCAAGATAGAAGAACATTGTTCCTCTAGTGTCATCAAATCCTTTTCTGTTTCCTGCAATGCTGAATGATTGACAAGGGAATCCTCCGACAAGTAAGTCGAGTTTTCCTTTGAGTTCTCTAAAATCTTCAATTTCCGTAATATCTCCTTTCACATACTCATTTTCTTTAATATCATAAATTGCCGTATAAGATTTAACGGCATATTTATCTCTTTCAATGTGCCCTATGCACTCGTGTCCTGCTTTCTCAAGTCCTGCTCTAAAACCGCCTATTCCTGAAAATACATCTAAAAATCTCATTCTCTTTCACCTGCATACTCGACTTCCACATCGTCTTTAAAAGTTGTTGCTATCATTTTAAAGAGCATATATGCGTTCAATTCGTCGTAAAACTTTATATTTCTCGTTTCAATCTTTTTCGAGAATATAAATATCATCTTGTCGCTATTAATGTTTTTAAAAGCTTTCGCCCCGAAACTGTATTCGAGATAATTCAAATTGTTACAAATCTCCTTTAACTCTCCGTCGGTAACTTTATTCGCACCGTTCGCCAAATAAGCGTATAGCTTTATTTATTCAAGTTTTTCTCTATCTTGTTCAATTTTATCCAAATCCAAATCAATTTTTTCTCTAATCGGCGTTCTTCTCTTTTTCCCCACTTGCGTAAACCTCCGTAAGTCTGTTTAAATAGTCCGTTGCTTTAAGCAAATCGCCTATTCCGTTTTTGTTGTTAAATCTAACCAAATATTTGAGCGTGTTGAAAAGATAAATTCCCTCTTCCGCACTCAAATGGTTCGCCTCTACAATTCCGACGATAAATTTCATACTGTCGTCGCCGTTAATCTTGTAATAATCGGGTAAATTCTTTTTCATAACCCACCTCACTTTTGCAGTTCAATTTTAATTCCCGTTTCGAGTTCGAGTTGTTTTCTGATGTCGAGCAAACTCACCTCGCCCGATATGACAAACTCGTAATTTTCGTGTAATTTATCCACAAACTTTTCAATTCGTTTCGCACCCCAAGGGTCGCCCTCGTTGTTTCTTAAAGTCCACACAACGAGTGTCAAAACATAATCGACTAAATTTTTGCTCGTAATTCTTTCGCCCTTGACCCTCTTTTTGTACTTTTTCTTTTTCGCACTTGCACCTCGTTTCTTAATTGCCCTTATTTCGAGTTTATCGTACTCGATTTAACGTTTTTATCTCAATCTCGATTAATTATACTCGTTTAAAATTAAAAGCCTTAAATCGCCCTTTAAACGCCGAATAAATATATTCGCTTTTAACCGACTTTTTTATGCGTTTTTTAAAAATATCGTTTATCGGCGTTTAAAATCGTTTTAAACGAGTTTTATATTTAACGCGACTAATTGAATGTGTTTCATATTCAAATCGTTTTAAGAGCATAATACGCTCGAAATAAGAGGGGTTTAATTATCTTTTGTATCGTCGGTTTAAATTTATGTTTTTATTTATGTTTATGACCGCCGTTTTTGCTTTCTCGAAAATCCGCCCTGCAATAGCCTCGTCGACGTTGCCGATTTCGGGGAGTGTAAACTCGCTCGAAATAATAGTTTTCTTCGATGCCTTGTATCTCATATCTATGATTTCCCAAGTGATTAAAATATCCGCTTCGGTCACTTTCGCCTTAAATAAATCGTCGATATAAAGAACATCAGCTTTTGCTATTTGGGTGATTTTATCGCCGTAAGTTTCTCCGCTTTCGTCTTTCATCTTCGCCGCTTTAAGTTCTCGCATCAGCACCGCCCAACTTTTGTAAATGAGCGAACGCCCGAGTTTCAACTCGCTGCTTGCGATAGCTGTCGATATATGAGTTTTACCTACCCCCGACTGACCGCCTATAAAGAACCAAGTGTCCTTGCCGACGTTTTCGAGTGCCTTTTCTCTCATCATCTTCGAGCAATTGTCAAACACTTCGAAATTCTTAAACGAGTATTCTTTTACAAGCTTTTCAAGTCCGCTCTTTTTCAAGTTTCTCAAAATCTTTCGGACTTTCATACACTCACATTCGTAAAAATATTCTTTGCCGTTTTTAACTACGAGATAATCGCCCTTGTTTTTGCACTTCTTGCAGTCGTAATCGTCAATCTCGTTCAAATTTCCCTTTTTGTCGTTATAAAACTTTGCGTCCAATCTGTCTTTTTCTTCTTGTGGCAATTTCTCATATCGTTTCGCATACTCAATCGCCTCTTCGGGCATATTCTCAAACATTTCCCCACACCTTTTCAAAAGAGAGTACAAGCGTTTCAATGAAAAACTTATCTCTCTCACCCACGATGAAAATGCGATACATCAGTTCGTTTATAATCTCGAACGTTGCAAAGTCTATTGCGTTCTCATCGAGTAGCGTTTCCGTAAACTCCAATAAATCACCGTAACCGACTTCAAAATTTTCAAGTCTTTTCTTAAAGTCCTCAAACTTTGTCTTTATAATAAACTCTTTGCCGTATACCATATCTAACCCCTAACCGATAGTAATTCCGAGTTCAAACGGAAAATCGCCATTCTTGACCGCCTTGTCCGCATACTTGCCCTCTAAAACCTTGACAGCATTCGTGTCGTTTTCAATGAGCCAATCGAACGAAACTCGCCAACCGTTGCTGTTTTTCCCTTGAAGAAAATCGCTCTCCTTAATGCAATCGAACGCTCTTATGAACTCATCTTCGCCTATCTCGTCAAGCCTTTTTTTAAGCTTTTCTTTTCGCTTATTCGTAAGCTTTAAAACCCTTGAAATGCCTACCGTCTTTTCCGCAACCTCATTGAAACTGTCGACAACCTTTTTGTAATTGTATCTTTTGGGCACGTCTGCGAGATTACCCTCAACAGAACCGTCAAAGCCTTTTAAAATATAACAGCTTTCTCCGTCTTCAACCGTCTTTTTAATATATCCCAAATCTATGAGTGTTCTAAGTTCTCTTTGTATCTGCCTTATGCTTTTATTTGATATATTTGCCAAATCGTCGCCTTGTAAATAACACTTTGAATCGTTTGAATTTATATAAAGTGTTATAAGCGTTATTCTCTCAGAATAATTTATCCGACTGTCAACTGTGATTTTTTTTATATCCGAAATAATTTTTTTAATCTCGTTCATAGAAACTTCCTCCGCTTTCATCTTCGTCGTTTTTACCGTTTGTCAAATTCTTTTACACCAATATGCGCGTATATATTAAACATATATGTTGCAACCTAGAAGAAGATGATTTTGTCTAAGTTTTTAATATATATAATCCTTATACTCTGTTATAGAAGTATTTAATATATATAATATTAATATAGTTATTTACTTCAGTTATTTCTGGTGCAATATTTTTTCGTATTTTTATGCAATTTTTTTACACCCCAAACGACATATTTGTCGTTTTTATAACCCTCGAGCGACATATTTGTCGTTCTCTTTTAAGCGCACATTTGTAAACTATTTTATACTTTGCAAGGGGCGTCTTTTAGAAAATTTATATTTTGTTTTACGCCGTTATGAATATATTAATTAACATTAAAGTTTATGCTGTTTTACAACATTGTAGTTTTATCAATTATATTTGATATATATTATATCATAATTATCGTTTATATTTTTCTTAATTGATATTTAATAACTTATATTGTCCTGTTCTATATATGTTTTATTACTAAACTCTATATAAATTGTTTAATATAACTCATTGTATTTTATCTAATTGAATTATAAAAAACTATATAGTTTTAAATATTTTTATCAAACACTTACACTCTTGACAATGTAATCGATAATATATTTCCATACTTTCAAAACACAAACTCTCTTAAAAATCTCACCCCTCATACCCGTATTCATACTTAAGTTTACATCACTTAAAAATCTCTTTATTTATTTCAATTTTTCTTTGTTTAGCACTCCAACGGTTTTGTTCAAAGCTTTTAAAAATATATTTCTTTTCTTCGAGTTTTTGTAGCCTTGTTTGCACCGCTCTCGTCTTTATCCCGAGCATATCACCTAAATAATTGTTACTTGCATAACAGTAACCCGTCTTGTAAGTCAAAAACGATATAATCATATAAAGTCTAAGTTCGCTATCTGTCAAATCCTTGTCTTGCAAAATTTCAAATGGAATTTCCACATACGGCATATCTTTCAATTCAACCTTATTCGTCTAACTTTACCTCCTCATAAATCCCTTTATAAGTGACCTTGTAAAGCATAATTTTGCCCTCGTCGATGTCTGTTGCAGGTCTTGCATATTCAAGCAATTTCCGTCTTTTTAATCTGTCCGTCGCCTCGTCTATTTCTTCCGTCGTCATCTTGAATACTCTCTCAAGGTCTTTCATAAGGAGTTCGCACTCTCCCCTACTGTTTACTTCGCTCAAAAGATAAATAAATATTATCTTTTCGTTGTTCGTCATATCTTCCGAATCAATCGCAAATGTCGGAAATACCGTCAAAAACGGCTTATCAGGTATCATTGCCATTGTTTCCTTATCTAAATCGTAATCTCTCATATTTTCTCCCTTTTTAAAAATCCGTATAATTAATATCATTAAGCGATGACACCACGATTGACCTTTTCCCTAAGTCCAATAGTTTTTTGTCCAGCAGTTCAACCGATGTAATAATTTGTTTTCCTTTCATTGCAAACCTCATCGCCCCGATAATATAGGGGGAGTTGTTGTAATAAACAATCTCGCCCTTTATCATCAATTCTTTCGCCTTGTTAAGTTCTACCATAATCGCCTCTATTCGCTCGTAATACGCCCAATACGGCGTGTTAAAATGCAAACCTATATATTTACACTATCTCTTTCAAATTCTTCCTTGTAATCTCTTTAAAAATCACGTTGTCTTTATCGACGACAAACTTTTTAATAAATAGCTTGTATCTAATCTTATAAGATTCCGTCTTGTAGCCTTTGACTTCCTCGATTACCGTTTCGCCCGTGTCGACTTTTACATATCTGAAATCCGCTGTATATTTAATTCTGATTATCGCTTTTCCCTCATAGCGAAATTTATCTTGCAAAATAAAAACGGGTTGCCTTTCCAAATCTTTTATAAGTCCTTGTTCTTCTTGCACTTCCAAAATCTTAAATCTCTCGCATTCAAGCTTGCTGTCGAACCTCTCGCCTTTGTATTCTACTTTCTTTGCATTGAATTTATTTGCCATTTATTGCCCACAACCTTTCATAATTGCCGTTTACTCGTTTCTGTCCGCCTTGCATAGAACTATAAGCGTTCTTAAACTCGAAAATGCACTCGAAATCGTCGGACGGCTGCGTGTACTCTGAAATGATTACAATATTTTTCTCACTCATCATCTTCGCCCAATCCGTAAATCTCTCGTAATCGATTTTTCCATATGCCCTTGAAACTGTGTGCTTATACGGCGGGTCAAGATATATAATCGAGTTTTTCACGTCTGAAAAATACGTGTAATCTTCCGCATAAACTTTTAAATTATTTAAGTCCTCAACATTTAACGCTTTCTGTAAACGCTCCAAGTTTGCCAAATGCTCCAACTGTTGTATTCTCATATAGCCGTTTCTCGACTTGTTCCAAACTCTATATCCTTTAGCCGTGTTAAATCTCTCGATATAGTCTTTTGCGATTTTAAATTTTACACCGCTTTTCTCAAGTCCGCTTACATAAGTTCTCAAATTATATCCGAACGAGTTTGTAACGAGTTTTAAATAGTCCGTTTCATCAAGATTTACCTTGTTTCTAAGTTCCATAAACTCGTCATACGGTATCAATAAAGTCTTTAAAAACTCGAAATCTTCGCTTGCGATTTTTTTAATTGCTTTCATCGGCAAGCTGTTTATATCGTTATAAACCACGTCAATGCCGTTTATCATACATTCGAGGGTGACCGCTCCGCCACCCCCGAACAAGTCATAAACCGTCTTACCCGTTCCGTAATTTTGCTTGATAAGTTCTACAATTTTCTTTGAAATCTTTCTCTTGCTTCCGACATATGGCAAGCCTAGCGGTCTGCCTTTTCTAACTTTGTTTTCATCAAATTTAAGCACTACCTTAAACTCCCCCAACTTTAAAATTTTAAATCATATCTTCGTCAACGTCGCAATCTTCACTTGCGAGAAAAAGTTTCTTCATATCGCTTTTGCCGAGTAAATAAGCTTCGGGGTCTGAATAGTCTTTCCATTGCCACATATTGAAGAACTCCGCCCCCGTCAACTTAAAATCATTTGTTGCTCTTTCCATAAGAGCCGAAATCAAATCGGTTTCGTTCTTTGTGTGTTCCATAATTCTCTCAATCTCGAACCTTGCCCCCGTAATATATGAATGAATACTGCTCTTTCTATTTGCCATTTACTTGCACCCCGATTTCGTTGCAAATATTGTCATAGTCCTTGTAAAGTACATCGTTTGAGCTTTCATATCCGTACTTTGCGAGTACCGCTTTTGCTATATCGTTGTTGTCTTTTGCAATGGCGTACATTCTTTTTCTTTGTGCGTCGGATATTTTACCGCCGTTTGATTTTGTTGTGTTTGTTGTTTTTTGTGTCGGCTTATTTGTCGCCGTATTGTCGTCGTGTTCCATTGAATCGGGGTCTTTGTTGTCATCGAGTATTAAAAGACCGTTTAAAGCATATTTGCGAGCATAAGACGAGGTACTGCCCGTCATCTGTGCGTCATCCATTTTCTTTTTGTCCGTAATTTCCCTTGCATATCCGTATGTTTCAATGCTTTCTCCCGTCTTTGTATCAATGAACCTTGCAGTTGCTTTTATATATCTTAAACCGCCGTATTCTTCAATACTGTCGGTCAAAATAACGGAAGCCTTGACTTCTGAAATAATAGGCTTGATTGCCTCCAAAATATCGTCTGCACTTCTATAATTAAAGTTTGCGAAGTCGTTGTACTTTGTCTTACCTACAACCAACCTTGTTTGCACTTCTAAAAGTTTTTCGTAAACATTCATTTCTGTATCTTTCTTTTCTGCCATTTTTTCACCCCTCTATTTAAAACTGACCCTTAAACTTGCACTTCTCTTTGTGATTTTCGGATAATCGTTTAAAAGCTTGATATAAAGTTCACCGCTCGTCTTTTTGGGTTGTGTTGTATCGATTGAAACACTTTCGCTTGCAGCGATGTAGTTCACTTTGTAATTGTCATCCTCATACTTGTCCGCTCCGTTTTCAACAAGTATGTTCGTAATCTCTCCTTTGATTTCTTTCTCTCTTAAATCCAATGCGTCTTTCTTTTGTTTAATCTCTTGTAATTCTTTTAATAACTCAATCATTTTTCCACCTCAATCTACTTTATTGATTCATAAGGATTTATTTCAACTTCTTCCCTATATTCATAGGTTGTTAAATATCCTGTATCAGCATTTCTTTTTTCTTTAAGAAATTCCTCAGCTTTTTCTTTACTGTCAAAATAAAATTTATTTTCAGGGTATGTGTCAAAATACTTAATAACTAAATGTTTTCTCATTTTTCCACCTCAATTAGTTCCTTTCTATTTACACAAACTAAGCAATCTGTCTATATCTGACGGCTTGTGACCGTCATATATAGGTGCTTTTTGGGCTTCGGGAATATCTTTAAATAAATCCCAATATTTTAAATTGTAATGATAGGTGTATTGCCCTTTCGGGGTCATAATTCCTACAACGAAAGAATCGTCGAACATCGTTCCGTCGTGATGTAGCTTCGATTTAAAAGCTTTATCCTTGTTTTGCTTGCATATTACAAGCGTTAAAATCATTCTGTGATAATACAATTCCTCGAACGTGTGCCAACCGTCGGATATTTTCTCTCTTGAAAATCCGTGTTCTTTCAACCAATCGATGTCTTTTTGCGTTCTTTTTAAAATTTCGTCTGCGTATTGCTCGGTATATACCGCTTCGTATTTTTCACTCATAATTAATTCCTTTCTAACCAACTATATGTTTGCCTTATAACGTCGTGTGTACACGCTCTCAAACTGTCCATACGGATATTGATAACAAGTTTTTCTCTATATGCTTCCGCCCATATGACTTCGAGAAATTCAAACTTGTTGTTATAAGACAAATGGAAAATTTCATAACCCGTTAAATCTTCAATGATTTGTTTCCAATACGGAAGTCTTTCGTTTCTTTCTCTGTCATCTCTTTCTTTCAAGCGTTTAAGCTCGTCGCCTACGGTATTAAGCGTTTTCTTGCCCTCTATTTCTATAATTTGGTCTACAAGGTTGTAACACTCTTTTAGTGTAAATTCTATATTTTGCACTTCGGGAGAATCCCACAAGTGGTGGCAGTCAAACCCTAAAACGAAATTTCCCGTTTCGGGTAGCGTATCCGCATAAGTGACGCCGCCGTAAGCTTCTATTTCGTCGTCTAAATCATCAAAAACGTCAACGTTGTAAAATCTGCTCCCTTTCGGTATTTCCACATAACCACAGTACCAATAGTCGCTCGGTAGACACGACGGTTTAACTCTGTCCGTCTTTTCTCCAATCTGCTTTACGATAACTCTATATCCTCTGTAAACTTCGTCTTTTACAATTTTTGTAAACATTAAATCTTTATCTCCTCTCGGTCATAACATTTCAATATAAAACTCGGAATCATTTCTCTATAACTCGGCAATATCTTTGTATCGCCGATTTTTGCAACGCCTTTCGAGTTTTTAATTTCTACTAACTTTTTTGAGCCTATAAACTCATAGGGTATTACAACACCCTCGTCTTTCTTCTCGGGGTTGACCGTCTTTAGGCTGACAATCATCATATCCTCACATTCAATCCTGCTCTCTATAAGGGGCTCTACTTTCTCGTTAAATCGCTCTTTATTAAGCGTGTATTTGTTAATTTTCAAACCCCTCACCTCTCTTTGAAAACTCTCTCTTTCAACTTGTCCTTGCTCTTAATCTCCTCAATTCTTTCTCTCGACTTTTTGTCGTCGTAATCTTTTGCGTATCTTAAAAGCTTGTAAGTTAGATATATAGGCATAATCTCAAGTATAAACTTCATAAACCCCACTAAACCGCCTCATCTTCCATAATCGCTTTCATCTTTTCAAAAGCGTGTTCAAATCTCAATCTGCTATCCCAACCGCCCAAAACGAAAAACGGGGTGTACCACGTACTGTATGTTTCGAGCGTTAAAGTGTCTTGATGTTTTATAACGGTGGGAACTCCTAAAAGCGATAGCTGTACATAGCACATTGCAACTGCATTGAAATCTAAATCATTTGCAAATATGAGTATCTGACTGTTCGGATTGACCCCCATATCTTTAAGAACTTCAACCGCTTGAATTAAGGTACTGCCGCCACCGCAACTTGAATCTTCAACCATTACAAACCCCTCTTTTTTGAGTGCGTTTTCTACGCTTTCTTTATCAAGTGCAAGCCTTGCCATTAAATTCGATATTCCCGTCGGTGTAAATTCCTGTGCTTTAAGCTTGTCACCAAAACCGAGTTCCATATATAACCGCCCGAAAACGTCTTCCCTTTTCTTTTCAAGTGCCGATGTAACAAGTGCCATAATCTCCGCACAACTGTTTAATTGCTCCGCCGTGTATTTCTTTGCTATATCTTGATATTTCTTAACCCTCTCGTCTTTCGTACTTAAATCTACAACCGAACTGATGTCGTAAGCCATAAGCTTTATAAAATCCGTAAAGACCTCATAAAGATTTTTCGTGTCCGCACACGTTTTCATAATCTTTACAATTTCTTTGTATTCATCAATCTGTTTTTGCTCCGTCATACCTTTCTCCGTTCCCTCTTTATTTCGCCTTTATCGCCCATATACGGCGTTTAAATGTAAAAGTCGTATAATTCTACTGTTTTCAAATCAAACGCCGTAAACAAGCTTTAAATCGCAAATACTGTTGATGTTATCTTTTATGAATACACTCTTTCGTGTTTCGCCCCAACTCAATCGCTCTTAAAATATCTTCTGCAGTTGCTTCGGGGTCTGTATAAACTCGAACAATTGTGTCGTCATCTTCGTAACTCTCAATCTGCATAAGTTCCTCGTCGATAACCGTTAATCTAAGCTGACCGCTTTTAACGAGTGAATCGACTTTTTCTTTTGCGTTAATCATCTAAAATCTCCGAAAATATCAATTCTCCGTCTTTAAATTTATATTTAAACGGTTTTATTTTTTCTTTGTCGACAACATAGTTCGGGTCATCTAAGCACGTATCAATAATTGCTTTTAATAACTTATAACGCCTACTTCCGTTGCTTTCTGCAATTTCTATTATTTCAATAGAATCTTTTAACGCCCTTAAACACCGAGTAAAGCCTTTCCTCATATAACTGAACTGTGTTAAATCTAAGTTGCTATCTTTCATCTAAATCCTCTGCTTTATAGAACATCCCGTTAATTGTCTTTCCTTGCCTGTCCTTAATCTTTTCGTATGCAAGTTCTAAGCACCTTTGTGGCTCTATGCCGAGTTGCTTGCATAAGATTATAAGTGTTACGAAAACATCGCCCATTTCAAGCTGCATATCATATTTACTTTTTTCTTTAACGAAATTTCCTTTTATTTTTAAATCGTCGCAAGCTTTTGAATAGTTTTTACAAGTTTCCATTTCGAACTTAAACTCAAAAGTTTCTTCGATAAATTTCATAAACTGTTTTTCTGAATTCTGCTCATGTAACAGGTCGTGATTGTCTGCCCACTCTAACACTTTGTCTTGTAAATCTTCGAATCTCTCTACCATCTGTTTAACCTCCTTAAAATCTCTGTATAATGCTTAACCGCATTTGAACTCAAGCCGTTTGTGTCTACAAAAAAATCATCTTCATCGACAGTTCTCCATCCTGACGTCTTTAAACAGTCGATAAAGAAAACTTCCGGCTCATCTTCATACCATCTCACTTGATGTTGAAATCTGTCCTTGCCTTTATTAAGACATAAAAGTAAACATCTCTCACCATCAAAAATTGCATATTCAAATCCCAACTCTAATAATTGTTCTTTTTTTAACTCTTTCATAACTACCTCCTACTTGAGACCCTCAAGCTCTTTATCCTTTGCCTTAAAAGCTTTTTCAATAACATCGATTGATGCTCTAATACAACCAAGCAGCCTATCCGTAGGAAAAGTAGCAATCAAACCTGAATCAACGTCACCAAGTAAATTTAAAAACTCAACTAAGTCCTTAAGTGTTTTAAGTGCTGCCGTATTATAAACCAACTGCTTGCCATACTCTAATCTGTTCATCTCGTTTTTCGTAGCTTTATCCTCAAATATTTTTTCAAGTACATCATTTATTTCATCTGATGTAGACTCATCTATATAAACCTCCAACTTATCGGCGTCAAAAATGCTACCAACTTCTTTCTTCATAACTCCTCCTGCTGTTGTTTCTTAAACTCGACAGCTCTATTGCACAGATACTGCCATGAGAAAGCAACCTTGCTGCCATCCTTAAACTCAATAATCGGCGAATAATCATTAAGCACACTAACGCTCTTAACTTCCTCGTCATCTTCAACATCTCCAACATGAATGCGAAGTATAAGCTTATCCTTATTAATAAATTCCATACAAACCTCCGTCTCTATTTCCCTTTCTTGTTTTCCGTTTCGTCTTCTGTTCCCCACATATTGAGTGAATAAAATATTTTCATATAAGCACTTATAGCCGAGCCCAAAAACTCCCTCTTGCTTATATCATCAGACGGACTCTCGATTTCAATCGAGCCGTCTTTGTAAAAGTCAATGAAATGTTTAAGAACCGTCTTAACTGCGGTCAATTCGTTTATATTCAATTCCACCTTTCCCATATTTCCCTCTCAATCACTCGATATATCCACCCAAATAAACGTCTGCCTTTTTGTTGAGTTCCACCTCGTTTATTTTTGCTAAAGGATATTTCAATTTTTTCTTTGCTTTCTCCGCTTTTTCTAAGCTGTCATACACTCCAAAAAGTGTAATCTCGCAACCCCAACCGTCGTACTCGTCACTTAAAATGTTTGCAGTTAATATATAAACTTTCATCATTCAATCTCCTTATAAGTCATAAAATTCTCGGTTACGCCTAAATCTTTTAAAATAGATACGACGTCGACCATAAGTTCTTCCACGCCCTTGTATACGCTTTCCACTCTTTCATCTAACTCGTAATCATTAAATTCGCCTATTTCTTCGATTCCGTGAATCGCACTATTTAATACATCAAATAATTCGAAAGCTTTTTCTATATCGTTCATTGCTACTTCCTATCCTCAATAGGTACTTGTTCAAAATCCTCAAGGTTTGTATTGAGTTTTTCTTTTATTTCGTCTATTTCAGCTTGAGTAAATTGCGTTTTAAATTCTTCCGAATTTAATGGGCTGCCGATTGAATATCCATTTGTTTCAACTCGAAGATTTAAACAGTTCCATACGTTGTAGAGGTTGTCATCCAACCACTTGTGTTCCAAATAATACTTCTGTTCTTCGCTCCTATCTTCAAGGGCAGTTGCTGCAAGTCTTGTGATTAAAAAATATACTTTTTCTCTTTCATATTCAGTAAGTCCATTTTTAAAACCCCAAAAGTCAAAATCTGCTTCAAATCTTCTTTTTAAGTTTACTATAGCAACATAGTCTCCGTTGCAGCAGATAACAAGTAAAGAATCTCCACATATTTTTGTTTTCAAGTTCATTTTTTCGATTTCTTCAATTACTTCTTTCGTTATCATTCTTCCTCGCTCCATTCTTTTTTCTCATCTTCATCAACGGGTATTTGCTCAAAGTCACAAAGTGTTACCTTAAACTTTTCTTTTATATCGTCGATTTCCTTTTGCGTAAATTGTGTTTTACACATCGGCGTTTGATAGCAGTCGTTTAATCTAATACAATTCAAAGACGAATTGTAGTTTAGATAATTGAAGCAACCTTCATCCCCCAACGGTGCAAATTTTAGATAAAACTTTTGTTGCGTTTCTCTTTCATCAAGTGGTGTTCTTGCATACTCATCCATAAGGTAGTACAACTTTGCTTGTGATTCTTCGGGTAAATTTTCGAATCCATCAATCATGCCTACGTAAAATCTTTCATTTATACGTACATATGAAACTTGTCCTCTCCCGTAAAAAATTAAGATAGCATCCATACTTTCTCCAACTTCAAATCCCAACTTTTCTACTTCTTTTATAAATTTTTTTGTTGTAAGCATTCTTATCTCTCCTCATCTTCTTCGACGGGTATTTTTGCGAGTTCATGAAGTGTAACTCCAAATTTCTTTTTAATATCGTCGATATCTTTCTGTGCGAACTCTGTTTTACTCCCAAGCGTTTGAATACGGTTACCCATACCATACGAATCACTAAACGGATAATAATTCAAATAATTTTCATCGTTGTTAATCTTCGAAAATGCAAATTGTAAATAAAACTTCTGTTCTTTTACTCTCTCATCAAGCGGAGTGCTTGCATAATCGTTGACGAGATTGAACAATTTCTCTTTAAGGTCATCTTTTAAAAGATTAAAATTATACATTAAAGTAGTTGAAGCAAATATTTTTTCTGTCCATATTCTAGCAAGTAAGTTTTGCATAGTGCCGTTCACTTCGAACTCATATATGCAAATGTCGCCTATAAGCGGGGTCTCTTCAACTACAAACCCCAAATCTGTAACCTTTCTTTTAAATTCTTTCGTCGTTAAATAACGTTTCTCACTTGCTCTTTCTTCCGTTGTCATATTGTTTTTCCTTTCTATAATATGTTTACTGCGATTTTCCAAGAGTAGATTTTCATACTCTATTGCCCCGTCTATATATCCATTTAGCCAACTTCTTGGAGCCTCTCCTCTCTCGACTTGTTCTCTATATTCTTTTATTTTTTCTTTTATAAAACTATCAACTACAATAGCGTGGATTTCTAACATTTTTTGTTGTGTCATTTTCTATTGCTTCTCCTCATAATTTTCTAAAAAATCAAATTCCCATTCCCGAAGTTCTTCTTCCGTCAATTTTCTGTCGTATTTCAGAATGTCGTGATATTCTTTGCCGTTATAAACATTATTTTCCATAACATCTACAAAGCCGTATTCCGGGAAAGTTCTAAAACCGAAACCCCTAAGCCTCATTCCGTAATAATAATTCATAATCTCACCTCTTATTGTTTTTTCTTGCGGTATAGAGTGCAATTTCTGTATCAAACGATTCATTCGCAGCTTCCATTAAACACTTGTAGACATTAAGAGTTTGCTTGAAAGTTGCATCCCCTTTGATTGTTTTTTCTATTAAATGTTCATTTAATTCTGTGACCATTTTTATAAAAAGTAAATTAAAGCTTGCGTTGATTTTAATTTCTTTTGATAGTCCGCTATACTTCGGACTATCATTTAAACTCGATACATCGGTCAAAAAAGACTTCATTGCTGCAGTAAATTCTTCTTTTAAGTCTTTTAAAATTTCTAAACCGTCAGTGCTTATATCGCCGAAATATTTTTCTTTCTCTGTCATCTTAAATCCTTTCTCCTTTCATTAATGGCAATTTCCATTTTGGAAACAACCACTCCGCTTTTTGTCAAGTCTTTATCTTCAAATATCAATCCACTTTTATTGAGATAAAGCAATTCTTTTCGATTGACCTTGACTAGATTGTCTTTGTCAAAATTTCCCTTGTTTCTGTCGGCGAAAATTATCGCCTCGTCGTCTTTAAGTTTTATATTGTGGTATTTTTCATACATATATCTTGAGTAAAGCTTCCATTGACCCGACTTTGCAAGTTTTATATATTTGTAGCCGTCTTTGTCGAACCTCGTTGAGCCGAGCGGCTTTGTGTTTACTGCAACGTTTCCTTTCTTAAACCACGTTCTTTTCATCTTTTCGCGCGTTTCTTCACTCATAGTCCGACCTTTGTTCCACGGTGTCATGCCTTTGTAAAACCGCCCTTTGTTCGGATAAACTTTGTGTCCGATACTGAAATTTGATTTTGCGGACTTTACCTTTTCTTCCGTGACCGCAACGCCAAACTTTTCTTCAATCATTTCAGCAAGTTCTTTATTCGAATAATACGGATAATTTTCTCTCAAAAAATCGACCATATCATCTGTCCAATGAACTCTCATCTACCCCTCCAACATCTTCGGCATCTCGTCGCTTTTCATCATCTCGACCTCTTTAAATTTAGCCGCTTGTAAAAGAATGTTTGCATTTGCGATAATGTTTTTTGAAACAGTTGAAATTGCCGAGGCTCGTCTGATTTCTTTATCCAACTCCTCACCCGTCAATTCCTCATCGCCTAGCCTTTCAAGTTCAGCGAACAAGTGATTATTCAAATCGCCTAGTGTGTTTCGCATTGTTTTTCCCTTTCGCTGTTGACCGCTTTGACCTTTTCATCTACAATTTTTAAAACTTCGATTATCTTTGAAATAGGCATTTCTTTTATATCTTTCAAAATATACGGAGTTGCATATCCGCCGGTAAAATTGATATTAACTAAATCGAAAAACGTATTTCCGTAATAGTTACAACGATTTCTGTATCTTATCTTGTAAGCTTTATTTAATTCGATACTGCCGTCTTCGTTGATTTCGGTTTGCTTTTCTTCGTAAGTAACAAGCACTCCTAAATCATTCAGTTTTTTAATAAACTCTCTATCAATCATCGTTCATCCTCTCTTTCCGCTTGCAATAACTTGCAAATATCCTTAAACATTCTCGTAAACTCTCTTATAAAAAAGCCGAGTATTACAAGTACAATCGCCGTTGTAACAACCTTATTGTTTGCCGTTGTAAAAAGCCAAACCCCAAGGACTGTAAGTAGTCCGTAAATCGTGTTTTTCATTTTTGCCGTTCCTTTCTCTTTGAAAATTGGTGCGTTACTATTTCGCAGCCGTCGTAAGTTATCGTGCAGTTCTCTTTTCTATCTCTGTGCATTGCTCTATGTCTTGCAATTCCAAGATGATGAAAGAATTTATCGCAAGTCCAACAGTAACAAGTTTTCTCATTCACTTTTCATTTCTCCTTTTCCATTGCAAATTAAATGCTTCAACTTTATCATCTACGATTTTTAACATATTGATTATTAAACGAGCGGGTAATTTTTTAATATCTTCCAAAATTTCCATACAAGCGGTGTCGTTATATATACTGACTTCAACCAAATCAATAAATGATGTTATTTCCGTTTCAAATCTTCCCTTAATTTTGTATCTTATCTTGTATTTTTCTCTAATTATCGCTTCATTATTTGAATTAAAATCAACTTGAATTTCTTCGTGATTTACAAGCATTCCCAAATCGTTTAATTTTTTGATAAATTTTATGTCAATCATTCTCATTCCTCAACTTCTCTGACGGGTATTTGTTCAAAGTCACTAAAAGTGCAGCCTAACTTTTTCTTTAACTCATCAATTTCTTTTTGGGTAAATCGCGTTTGATAATCATTTGTGCTATTTTTATCGTTTAGTTCAATTGAATTATAAGATTTTCTATAATTAAGATAATGACTCAAACCGCTCGTTTTTGTTTTGAATTTCAAATAAAATTTTTGCGGTTCTTCTCTCTCGTCAATTGGTGTACTTGCATACTCGACAAGTAGATTAAACAGCCTCTTTCTATAGAACTCTGATAGTTCTTCAAAATCAATGTATATGGTATCAAATCTATACATTATTGTGGTGTCTATATATGCCAAATTGTTGCCTTTTGAATCTTCAACTAGAATAAATCCCTCGCCTACTTTTGCAACAAGCCCGATTGCCTTGACTTCTTTTATAAATTTTTTTGTTGTCAACATTCTTCCTCGCTCCATTCTTTTATTTCTTCTATGCACTCAACGGGAATAACTAAAGGAATAACCTTATACTTTCCGTCATGCCGTTCGATTGTTTTTGCCTTTTTTGAAATCGTGTAAATAGATTTAAAAAAATTCTTTTGCTTTTCTTTTGTTGTCAACATCTTCTTTCTCCTCTCCTCTCAACTCTACTCAACTCTACTCAACACTTACTTAATATGTCTGCAACGCAGTAATCATTTATTATTGGACTGATTAAATCAAAGTCAGTTAGTGCTGCGGTATCTCCACCGTGATACCATATCCACGCAGACTTGCTATTTTTTATCTTCTTAATTTTGCCAATTTCATAACCATTAGAGCCTTTATAGATTATAATTTGACCCTCTTTAAATTCCATATTTACCTCCATTTGAACTATTGCAAATTTGGAAACAGTTCGTTTTTGTCTCTAATCTGCTCAACTCTTCTCCGTTTTACTCAACTCTTCTCCGTTTTACTCAACAATTATCTTTTTAATCTCCGCCACTTTTGCGAAAATGCAACCCTTAAATCTTTCGTTCAAGTAGTCACCAATCACCTTGTTCAATCCCTTTACAAGTACATCCTCAACGGTTTTGTCATCTTCTCTTTCGTCATCTGTCAGCTGTATCTCGCCACCCGAATAATGATAATCTTCACTAACTAGCCTATCTATTATCGCTTGACCGAAATCGTTAGGCAGCTCGCATTCCTCTAATTTTGCAATGTAAAAATGGGTTATTTCAGCACGTGGCAACTCGTCATCAAGGTCAACTATATCCTCTAAATCATTTGCAAAAACATCGTTTTCAGAATCATAGTACGATTTGCCGAGATTTCTGTTGTAATCTTCAATCGTTTCAAGTCCTTTGCTTTTCGCTTCTTCAAAAGTATCAAATTGCTCTCCGAAATACCCTCCGTTGTCGTCGCATAAAGAGCATACATACAATTCCTTTTTCATATTTTCTCTCCCCTTTCTCATCTTCTATACTTCTAACGAAGTATAAACCGACCTTGAATTTCTTATTTTTCATCTGTTAAAACTCTTCATTTCCGTATGACAACTAATATTGTCAATCTCGCAATTTTCAAAACTATTTCCCGAAAACCGCTCTGCCGTATGCTCCGAACGGTAAATTGCCTTTCAAAAACTCAAAAAACAACTTTCTGTGGATGTAAAAGTAATATACATCGCCCGTTCCCTTGTATCCCGCTCCGAACGGAAATACGCCTTGTTTCAATCCCGCTTGTAACATTGCAGGTGTCATTTTCTCAATCTTTCCATTTTGGGTTTCCTTTGTTAAATACTTGCAAGCTTCAGCAACCGAAATTCCAATCGGCGAATCAATCTCAACAAGTCTAATATCGTCATCCATTGCATTGCCTCCTCTTTTAATTTTGCTATGGGGTCGTGAAACGCGACTCCATATTTTTGTACTTGAAAATTTTAATAGTTATACAACCTTTTTCGTACATTTTCGTCATTTCCATTGTGCTAATTGTTCGTGTTGCGTACATTTTAATCAAAAAAAATATCTAATACTTCTGAAGCACTTAGATTGTATCGTTTGATTATACCTTGAATTTCATCTCTATTAAATTCAGATTGTCCGTTGATTTTAAAGGATAAAGTTTTGCTGGTAATACCTAGAGCCGCCGCCAAGCGCTCGTAAGTATCGCCGTTTTCTACTAACTTCCCTTTTAGCTTAGATGTTTTCATTTCGTACAT